TTACGTACCGGCGGACCGGGCGCGGATCGAAGCCAGTGCGGTGTCCTACCTGGACTACGGGCACTATCTGGCCGTCTCGACCTTCACCGATTTCAAACAGTTCGCCGAGGCCTACCAGGCACGCGCCCAGGTCGAGGTCACGGCACCGATCACCGAGTTGGCCCACCGCCTGACGGCCCACTTGCCCACTGCACGGGAAAAGGCGCTGACGCTCAGCGACTGGGTGCGTGAGAACATTCGCTATGTCGCTGTGTATGTCGGTGCCGGTGGGGTGGTGCCACATGCCGCGCAGACCGTGCTGGACAACCGCTACGGTGATTGCAAGGACCATGTGGCACTGCTTGAAGCGCTGCTGACGGCGGCGGGTATCAAAAGCACGCCGGCCTTGATCAACCTGGGCAATGCTTATGTGTTCCCCAAGGTTCCTGCGCTGGGGGTGTTGAACCACGTGATCACCTACGTGCCGAGCCTGGACCTGTACCTGGACTCGACCGACCCTTCGATTGCCGCAGGCTACCTGCCGCTGGGTACCTTGAACAAGCGTGTGCTGCTGACTGCCACAGGCGAGTTCGGGCGTACCCCGGCCATCCAGCTCAACAAGGTGTCCAGCGACCTGAAGTTCAAGGTCAACGGCAAGGGAGCGGCGGACTTCACCAACGTTGCCACCGTGCAAGGCTGGGCCAGCGAGGTCAGCCGCTATGGGGTTAAATCGATGAAGCCGGCCGACCGTGAACTGCTCGTCGAAAAAGTGCTCGGCGCCTACGGGCAGCGCGGCAGCGGCACGTTCGAGGTACACCCGCCGAGCGCCAGTGACGAGTTTGTCAGCACCGTCGATGGGCGCACGGAAAACCTCGTCAACCTGCCCGGGCCGGTGGGGGTGGTGGCCTTGAGCAGCCTGGCAGGGGGTATTTCGCAGAACGTCTACAGCTTTGCCATGGAAAAGGAACGCAGCCAGCACTTCGTGTGCATTTCCAACGACACCGTGGAAACATCGCGTTTCGAATTCCCACCGGAGGTCAGCGTACTGGCAATCCCCAAGCAGGTGCGTCTGCAAGACGCCAATGTGGAATACAGCGCGCGTTACGCTCAGGAGGGGAATGCGGTGGTGATCGAGCGGCACTTCAAGTTCAGCCGCCCGAACGTGGTGTGTTCACCCGAGGATTTTGCCGCCATGAAGCCGACGCTCGAGGCGATGGTCAAGGACCTGCAGAGCCAGATCATCGTGCAAGCGAGCTAGCCCCCAGGTCGTACGCCAACAGCATGCGCCTGGCTTACTCGGCCGCCAAGCGCCCCTTCACCCGGTCAGCCTTGTACTGCATAGCCACTGCTGGCGCAGGTTTGGCTGCTCCGGTTTCCAGCCATTGACGCATGCGGCTGGCATCGGCGAAGTGGGTGTACTTGCCGAAGGCATCGAGGATCACCATCGCCACCGGGCGGTTGTCCATGCGGGTCAGCAGCACCAGGCAGTGGCCAGCCTCATTGGTGAAGCCGGTTTTGGTCAGCTTGATGTCCCAGTTGCTCTTGTTCACCAGGTGATCGGTGTTACGAAAGCCCAAGGTGTAGTTGGGCGCGCGGAAGGCCACGGTCTTCTCGCGGGTCGTCGACAGTTCGCTCAGCATCGGGTACTTGCGCGACGCCATCAACAGCTTCGACAGGTCGCGGGCGCTGGACACGTTCTGCGTCGACAGGCCGGTCGGCTCGACATAGCGGGTGTGCGCCATGCCCAGGCTGCGGGCCTTGGCGTTCATGGCCTTGATGAACGCCGGGTAGCCGCCGGGGTAGTGGTTGGCCAGGCTGTTGGCCGCACGGTTTTCCGACGACATCAGGGTAATCAGCAAGGTCTCGCGGCGGTTCAGCTGGCTGCCCAGGCGCACCCTCGAATACACACCCTTCATCTCCGGGTTGTTGGCGATGGTCATGGTGAGCATTTCATCCATGGGCAGCTTGGCGTCCAGCACCACCATCGCCGTCATCAGTTTGGTCACCGAGGCAATGGGCACCACGCGGTCGGCGTGGCTGGCATACAGTTCCTGATTGGTGTTCAGGTCGATCAGCAATGCGCTGCCCGAAGCCAAGTGCAATTTGGCCGGGTCACGTTGCACCTGGGCCGGGGGTTGTGCAGCAGCAGTCGACGGAAGGGTCGCGGTACCTGTGAGCAACAGCAGCAGGCTGAGGATAGACAGGGATGTTTTCACGTTGAGGCTCACTAAAAGTTGGTATGTCGTTGGCTGTGCAAGGGTTTTCCCCCAAAAAACCGCTGCATTGTGGAGTATGGCCTAAACCGTGTCGAATGCCTTATGACTAAAGGGCGTAACGTGAACGAAATTTAATCCTGTACCAATTCTGTACCAATTACCTGCTGTTCAAGCTTGGCCAATTCGGACCAATCGTTGGCTGAATTCAGCCACTTTGCGTACGTCGTCAACAGCACCTGGACCGAGTGCCCGAGCTGCCCCGCGATGAAGGCAGGGTTCATCCCAGACATGAGGCACATCGTGGCATATGTGTGCCTGCAGTTGTACTGAGGACGCGCAGGAAGCTTCAATGCCGCGATAGCCTCATTGAAGTGTACCCCGGGAGTATCAGTGCCCTTCATGTACGGCGATGAGCCGGAAGGCTGAAAGACGTAGGATGACTCTGTAGAGACTCGGCGCTTCTGTCTGGATCGATAGTGTGCGATCTCCTTTGCCTTGGCCAGGGCGCCCAAAGCTCGACTGTTGAGCATCACGGTTCGGGTGTACTTCGTCTTTGTTCGTTCGACCACTTGCTTTTCCACCACGATCCGGCAGACGTGTGCCGTCCTCTTGTCGAAGTCAATCTCGTCCCAACGCAGCGCCATGACCTCGCCAGTGCGCATGCCAGTGTAGAAGGCAAACTCATAGAACGCGGCGAATACCTGGTTGCATCGGGAGAAGTTCGCATACATCCACGCGATCAGAGCATCAGCTTCTTCCACCGTGAACGGGTCCACCTGCTTCTTGTTCTTCTGAGGCAGTTGGATTGCAGCAGCCGGGTTCCTGTCTACCACCTCGTCATACACTGCTGCTCGGAACATCGCCTTTACCCTGGCGATAGCGGCGCGTTTGACTGTCGAACTCTTCCACTGGGTCTTTGCGACTACCTCCCTCAGCACCATCGGTGTAACTGCCTTGATCGGCAGCGTTGCCAGATGGGGCATCCAATAGTTGTTCATTAACCCCTTGTAGTTGACGCGGGTGTCGTGCACCACTTCCAGGCTGTTTAGCCAGGTCTGGGCGTACTCGCCGAACATGATTTCATTCACATGCGCGAAATAGCTGGACGTGGGGAATAGCTCGGCATACCGCTTCTCGTCCAGCACCCCGTGTTTGGCAAGGCTGATTACTTGAGCGCGTAAATCGGCTGCCGCTTTGATCCCCTTGGCGGTTTGGGGATGCGCGAGAGTTTCGGACCGACGCTCACCGTTCCAAGTAAAACGGATCCGGATGGATTTACCGATGAGTTCGACTCCAGTGGGTAGCCCCAGCTTCCTTCCAGCCACGCTTCATATCTCCTGATGCTGTAAAAAATCCGGCCGTCGATCTTCTTCCAGACCCCCTCGGGGATCACGCCGCGGCTTCGCTTACCTTCCAATGCGCGCTTGGTCGTTCCGACCAGCTCTGCCATCTTCTCCTCAGGGACCTTGTCGGATACATAGGCCACCGGCTGGCGATCTTCGTTTTGCATAATGGTCTCCACGCCGCCGGTGGCGGCAGGTTGGTGGTCAGTCGACCTGGTAGTAGACGTAGCAGTTGACGCCCTGGTCCTTTAGCGACTTGTGCATTGCCTGCACGCCCGCGCTGTGCTGGTTTCCCTGGCCTGGCCAAGGTGTGTCCAAGTGGACGCCTTGCTGGTGGTAGCGGCTTTTCTTCTGGACGTAACCGGGCAACCCCTGCAGTTGGCTGGGCCGAAGGCCTGGCACCGGAATCACTACGCGGTCCAAGTTGGCGCTGCCGCCGTCGTCGGTGCACGCAGCCGCTGCGGCTTTGCCGGCCTCGATCGCAATGCGGACCTTTGCAGGCAGGCTCGAGAGTTCATCTTTCGTCATGGCGATAGCTCTCCATGCCCGCGCATGTCGGCGGGCTTGAGTAGTAGGGGAGGGGTTAGAGAAGATGGGCGCCGGCTTCTAGCAGGCCGTCTCGGTCTTCGCGCAGCAGCTTGTTCTCGGCGATCAGCTGGTCGCGCTCCCTGATCAGGGCCTTGATAGCTGTTGAGATGTAGCGGTGCCCCAGCTCGATGGTGATGGTTTGGGCCTCGTCGAACAGCTTGACCTTCTGGTCTCGCTCCTCGGCTGCGCGCCTGGCCAGCTGCTTTTCACGGATCTTGAGGCAGCGCTTGCAGGTGACGTGGCGCCAATCGCTGGTCAGCTGCTCGTCTTCCATTTCACCATCGGTACCGCACAGCACGTCTTCTGGCGGGTCTGGGTCGGCCTCGGTACCGCCATCCCACTCGTACATGTGAACTGCGCGCCTGCTCATGGTTGTTTACCCTGTGCGCGGCGTGCAACGCCATCCATTATGGCGATCGACATACGCCTGCGCTCCTGCACCGCCGGGCTGTCGGGGTCGTAGTTGGCGCCGAGGTAGGCCTTAGGATCCATGGCCATGGCCCGCTTCACCCGCGTGAAGTTCTCGTCGCGTTGCCATAGGCCGCTCCAGGTCAAGAACGGCTTCTTGCACTTTTCCTCACCTTCGGCCAGCTTCCAGATGGCTTGGCGGTCGAAGGTCATGAGCATGTCCATGGCACAGACGGCCAGCCGCAGATCGTCATAGTCTGGGCGCTCGCCGGATTTCACGGCTTCGATGATTTCGCCAAGGGTCTTCATGGCAACAGCTCCTTCGGCACCTGGACGGTATCGCCGAGCTTGGCTTTGACCAGGCCTCGGCAGAAGGCAATTAGCGCAGTTGGGCCATAGCACCAGAAACCGGTCCTGCCTGGCCCAGAGCTGTAGCGAAAGTTCGCGTCGGCGAGGTGGGCCTCGTAGTGCAGCCCGCCGTTGTGCTTGTCGATCAGTGGGCCGCCCTGGTCCCAGTTAGTGGATGGTCGAAACCCGAAGCCTTCGGAGGCGCCGCGAATGCTCACGCTGGCGAATACGCCCCGGGGACTGATAATCGTCAGGTGGTTTTCGGTGTCTTGCTTGTAGCCTTCGGCCATGGCCACCGCCCAGTCCAGCGGCGCACCGATTAGGTTCGATACCCTCACTTCTATCAGGTCAGTCATGCTTGCACCGCCTTCGGTTCAAGCCTGGCAAGCCGATCGCGCAGCGAGTTGATTTCGCCTTGGTATTCATCGGCCAGCTTGGCCAGGTCATCGAAGTTGACCCAGTTGCCATGCTTGTCTGGCACGCGGATGACGGTTCCTTTCTCGTCATCTCCGCCACGCCAGAAGTTGAACCTTGGAAGCTGGTGCGCCTTGTCCCAAAGGTCATAGCCCTCTCGAGTTTTGATGTTCCTCACAGCTGATACCTCTCATCAATCCAGCGCCCAGGCGCCAGAGCGGGTGTAGGTTCGGGTTGGGTTTCGTGCGGGGAGAGCTGGCGCTCGTTGCTGGCGTGCTGGCAGTTCATCTGCGCGTGCAATCGGCCGAGCTGGCGCATCTCATATGCAAGCCATGCCGAGCTCGCCGCGATCCCGAGAAGCGGCAGCAGGAGGCAGAGGGCGAGTCGGGTCCTGGCTGCACCTTGTGGCGGACCCACACGCAGATCGGGCCGTCCTCTGTGTCATGGATGGAAAAGATGAACCAGCCATCACCGGGCGGTTCCGTAGGGTTCCAGCCGGTGCAGTCTGCCGTTCCGTCGTGGTACCAGGCTGCCTGCAGGGTTTCGGACGCGTCGTACTCAAACTCAACCTGTTTGATGTCCAAGCCGCGATCATCGAACCAGGAATACGGGGTCAGCACCTCATCCGTTGAGGGCCACGCAGGGTGGGTCCAAAACCCGTACTCATCACGCTCAACGGCAATTGGCTGAATCAGTTGCTTTTCTTCAAGCATGACTTCGTCCTTGGCCGCCATATCGCGGCATTGAATAGAGGGAGAGGCGAGTGAGATAGTCTGTGGTAAATTTGTACCAAGAAGCATAGCGGCCTTAGGAATTTTGGTTCCGAGCCGACTGTTCGCATTTCTAATCCAGCTTAGGCTGTAGCTTCACGATTTAGCTCATGAGGGGCTTGGTTTGATTATTCCTAAAATCAGTTTTGGCGAAAAGAAAGTTATCGCTAGTGGCCGCTTGATTATGCCAACGGACGAGCTTTCAGTGCGCATAGGTATTGATGATCTTGATTTTTTAGTGGAATTTCCTACGGGGGGCGACCTAAGTCAGGGGATAGTGTTTAATACCGACGGTAATACCCTTCGCGTTGTTTTTCGTAATCCATCTGAGAAGCCAAGAATGGGTTTCACTAAGACGTTTCTGCCTGTCGGGATCTTCAATGGAGAAACTCTCGGCTTAATTATGACTGTTAATTTTCTCCCTAGTAAAGCTAAGTCTATTGATTACACGTTTATCACCTTAGGGGTCAACAAGGACGCTTCTGATGACTAACAGGGTGAAAGCGCCACCGGTCGACTCTCAGGGAAATACAGTCACCACTCCGCAGTATGAAACACCTAAGAGTAAGAGTGGTTTTTTTAATTTTATTTCTTCGCCCTTCGCTGATGTAATTGGAAAGGGGGATCAAGCAAAAGATTCGGTTGTATGGTATCTTATAACTAGAATGGTCAGGGTTTCCGTGCTTTTCATTCTGATTCTCTTTGCGATTGATGTATGGAAGAATGATGGGAAAAATTGTCTGGATATTCTTAAACAGGTTTGGGCGGTGTTCGCGCCTGTAATAACGTTGGCTATGGGGTATCTGTTTGGTAAGCGAGAGCGCGAGGGCGTTTCAAAGGAATGAGTCTATTGGTGCCATAGATTAATCTTTGTGCAAGAGCTTGATTGTTCCAACTCGATGATTCAGTGAGTCACCAGAGTTGCTCAAGCCGGGAGCCTCGTCACCTTAAGTCCATAAGGTTCATCCGAGGAGCTTGTGGTTTTCGCAGCCCTTTGAGCTAGAAACTCAGGATGTGTTGGTGCCCTCTCTGAGTCTGGCAGCTTTTGCTTAACGATGGGATGGAGAGGAACAGGCCCCGCACAGGTTTTGCGGCTTTGAATGCAATGCGGCATGGTTAATACGCAGCTGGATACGATCGGCCAGCTCTCGCGGCACTTTGACCATCTCGGTGTTGCTGGATCGGTTTTCTGTGGGCATGGGGATACCTCGCGGCTATAGTTCGCCGAACGTCAGAAGGAGTTGTTTGGATATGCTTAGCTACGTTAGGTACAAGCTGGCGCTGTGGAAGATAGCCAGGCGCGAAAAAGATTTGGAAAAGCGATGCCCCCCGGATACTCCGGAGGCTTATGAGTCCGGACAGATGGCTTCATTCATCGAAGAGTTCAACGATCTCCACGCATGGCGGCGCATTGCCCAGACCGAGTACTTCCGCAGAAAAGCCGACAGACTGCTAGTCCAGATGCCATCGTTCGAAGAGGAAGGCATATACGAGCAAGTCGAATGGGACAAAGACATAAGGCAACCGATCTACCTCACCGACAAAGGATTCAAATTTGTCCGCGATGCGATCAGGGAGGAGCAGAAGCATCGTCGTGAGTCGGTTAACTACTGGTTTGCCATAGCGGTTGGCGTGATTGGTTCGATAGCTGGGTTGATTTCAGCTTTCAAACAATCAATCCCCGCAGAAGCAGTCGATGTCTTTGGCCAGGTAGTCGAAATCGAAATCCGTCTGCCTAGCGCGCTGGTCTGCTGACCATGCCAATGCTCGGTAGTTGGGGCGGTCTTGCCGGAACACCTGGCCGAACCGCTCCTCGGTACCAGACCACCAGATCACCCTGGATGGATCTTCCTGGATGGTCCTAATCAGCTTGGCTTCGTTCTTCTTCCAGCACAGGTCGCAGTTGCCGTAGTCCGAATCCATGCCCAGATCGAAAGGCTGTTTGGCCCAGAAGGCCGCCACGTCTTCCTTGATGATGCCAGCGACGTAGGATGGGCAGACGCTGTCCCATCGCGCATTGCCGCGCTCGTTGGCGGTCATCATTCGGCTGTAGCGGCGGGGCTCGTCGTAGCGGATTCCGATGATGCAGTCCCACTCGTCGTAGCCCAGGGCGCGCATGTGCTTCTCGCCGATTTTCACCTTGAGATAGGCGGTGCAGATATTGTTGCTGAAGTTCGGTAGGACCGCCGACAGGTTCTTCTCAGCCTTCCGGTAGGCCTGGTAGTACTCGAGCATCATTGTGAATGGCTCGCCGTTGCGGCTGGCCGTCTCGAAGTCGACTATCTTGTACCAGGGCGCGTCATCCGGCTGGCCGTACACCCGGCACCACTCCATCCAGACGATGTTGACGCCCCAGTGCTTGGCCATAGCGTCGATGAAGACCAGCGTCTCCTCGCGCTCCTTGCCGGTGTTCTGGAAGAAGGCGTGCACGTCTGCCGGTAGCTTGCCGCCGTGGGCCTCCAGAATGTTCCAGAGCATGTGCCCGCTGGTGCGGCCACCACTTACGCCGACCTGCGCAGGCCCAGTGATCTGGTAGGGGTTCATCGTCATGAGCTTCCCAGCCTGAACTGCTCCTGGCCACCGTGCGCCATGGCTGGATTGAGCTGGACGCGCTGCCCGGCGAGCATTCCTGCAGTCTGGGCGGCCATGTCGAGCTCTACGGGCCCAGACTTGCGCTGCTTGCCAATCTCGCGGCCACTCAGGTACTGCTCGATCAGCGCTTTGTCCTGGCTTTCCACCTGCACCAGGTCGCGCCCACTGCAGCACTGCTCGATAGCTGGATCTTCTTCGCCCCGTGGCACCAGCTCGTGGATCTTGCCGTGCACCACTGAAACCCACGCGATTGCGAAGTGATCGCCGGCTGTCTCGGGGGAGTAGGCGCTGCGGCGCTTACCACTCCTGACCGAGGCCACGTAGTCGCGGCGAGCCTGCGTCAGCTTGGTTAGCAAGGTCTCGTAGGCATACATCGCGATCTGCGGCGCAGGAATCACGCCTACGAACAAGGCCCGTTCAACCATTCGCCCGGACGACTTGCACCAGTGCTTATACGAGAGTGGTCGGCACCCGAACACCCTGGCCACGATGCCGCTTAGGTGCCGATCCCATGTTGGCCGCCGGTTTGCCCTGGACTTCTCCGACTGGACCTCATCCACGTCGCTCAGGCGCACATCCAGCTCGGTGAGGCGATACTCGCGCATCAGCGCCTGGGCCTGGCGCATCGCCGTAGCCGCCTCGTTCTCGTTCGAGCTTTTGGAAAGGGCCAGGCAGCGCTTGATCTTGCGGATGACCCGCTCGAGCTTGCTTTCGTCGTGCTGTTGTTCGGTCATGTTGTGGTCCTTGCGTGCAGGCGCCGCCCTCGCTGGGGTAGCGGAAACTCGTATTTTGGGTTAAAAGTTGGCGGTAAAAAGTGGAGATGTGGGATGAATACAGGGCAGTGCAAACTTTGCTTGACTCATGGAGAGTTGAAGCTTAGTCACTTTATTCCAAAGTTTGTCGGTAAATGGGTAAAGGAGACGTCGGCTACTGGGTTTATTCGCAAGAATACCAACTTAAATAAGCGTGCGCAGGACATAGAAAAAGAGTACTGGCTGTGTGGCTCTTGTGAGCAGCTGTTTTCCGGTTGGGAACGCGAATTTGCTAATAAACTCTTCTATCCGTTCGTAAAAGACGAAATTGATAAAGTTTCTTACGGTGACTGGCTCGCAAAATTTTGTGCATCTCTAAGCTGGCGAACACTTGGTTACATGCGCAGTGTCAACCCAAGGATAGATGGTAAGCAAAATGAAGTGGAAGAGGCTGCATTAAGTGCGCTGGCATCTTTTTTGCTCGGGCGCTCATCTAACCCTGGTAAATATGAGCAACATTTATTTCCCCTTGAGCCTGTAGATTCAACCAATGCCGAAGTTCCTATAAATGTAAATAGGTACTTCTTGCGAAATATGCAGATGGATATTCTAGCCACTGATCAGGGTGAAGTCATCATATACACCAAGCTGCCTAAGTTTATGGTGTTGGGGCTTACAGGGCATAGAGAATCAAGACTGATGCGCGAGAGCCGCGTGTCGATCAGGGAAGGTGTGATCAAGCCTCGAACGTATTACTGGCCGACTGGTTTCGCTAACTACATATTTGGTAAGGCTCGCGAGATCTCCGATCTCTACAAAACTATGAATAGCTCCCAGCTTGCTATGATTGAAAGAGCACTTCTGAAAGACCCAGATCGAGCTGCTGCTTCACAAACGATAGCTGCCTTGCGGCACGACTTCGACATGTTTGGTGAAGATGTATTTCTGCCAAGAACCCCAAAGGAGTAGGATTGAATTCCTTTCAAGACTTAGTGGCTTCAGGTGCCCCTGCACCAGGCAGACGTCGTCGATTAATTGGGGAAGGCGCTGGCGGGCAGCGCCGGAGGGTCAGGCGGATTTCGCTTCGGATTGCTGGGCGACGATCGCCTTGGCGGCATGGTTGATCAGGTACAGCCGGTTGATCAGGCTGTCGCGCGGCTTGTCGATGGTGATTTCCCAGTAGTCGCAGCCCAGGCCCAGAAATTCGTGGTGCTCGCTCAAGAACATGCGGGCCTGCTCGATGTACTCGACTTGATCGGCTTCGTACAGGCGATCATTCAGCGAATCCCAGAAGTCGCGGCCGTCTTCACCGCATGCGATTGCTGCTAGCCGATCCTTGACCAACTTGCGCAGCTCATTCCAACGGCCAGCCTCGCCGACACCGCCGTCATTACGCATCCATTCGGGTAGCGCAGCGTAATCATCGTCGTCATGGGTGTTCTCGCAGATCTGGCTGCAGACGCCGGTTACGAGCGCGGCGCGGAAGGCATCCTCATCAAACTCGCACTCGCGGCAATGCTCTTCGAGCTTCGAGTGGATGTAGTAGCCGATGTCATCCCCAGCCAGGAACTCGATGCCGTAGGAGAGACCGACTCTGAAGGTCAGGCCGACGATGTCGCCGACAGTGGCGATGCCGAAGCGGGTGACCAGGATGTCGAAGGCATAGCAGGTGGTGCCCGTTTCCTTGCAGCGCCATGCTTTCAACTGGTCGGTGTCGGCCAGGACGGTGTACTGGTGTTTCTTCAAGCACTCGGCGGCCCGCTCGCGACGCTTGGCCTCTCCGGCTTTGCGCTGGGCGATCCATTCCTGGTGGCGTTGCTCTTCGTTCATGGCTTTCTCCATGCATGCGCCGCCCTCCGTGGCCGGATGCGGCATGGTGTTGGAATGGGAATTGCTCTACCCCTTAAACATTGAGAACTTTGGGGGAGCGCGGTTATGACTGATGACGATTGCCGTTACATGATCTTCGTTGTGGCTGCTGTGCTGATGCTTACTTTAGGGGCGACCTGGGTGTTTCTTGAGGCCATCAGCTGAGCCCGCCCTTGGGCTATTGCACACCCAGACCTGGGCCAGATGCGGCATGGTGGTTACTTGAGGATTGCGCGCGCGCAGGCCTGAATTTCGATCCAGAGCGCTGAAGAGGGCCGCGCTTCGTACTTGGCCAGTGCCTTGGCGATGCGCACGGCCAGTTCTTCCTTGCTACCGGTGGGGTCTGGCGGCGATTGATGTGCAACCTGGATAGGTAGGTCGAATTGGCCCGGAAGGTCGACTCTCATGCGTCGCGTCTCCTCGATCTTTTGCGAGCCCGCTGGGCGGCAGATTAATGTGCTGCTGGCGCCCGCCGTGCCGGACGCGCGCGGTGATGCGCTTCATGCTGTGTTGGCTTCTCGCTTTTCGGCGGTGGTCGGGAAGTTGATCTCGAACTCACGCAGCAGCCGCTTTAGCTGCTTGTCGGAGATCTTCATCAGACGCACCACCTGATATCTGGTCATGCAGAAGTTGCGGTAGGCGATGATCTGATCCGCTTTGTTCCTGTCGGCCACCGGGTCGCTGAGCTTCTTGCCCAGGTTGCCTTTGCCGCGCCTTGGATCTCGCTTGAATTTGAATTGGCCGTCCAAGGCGTAGCGGCTCAGGCAGCTCAATGAAAGGCCGGTGTATGCAGCGGCTTCGGCATAAGTCATGCGCTTCGCCAGCTCACGCACCTCTTCAATGCGCATCTGGCGTCTTTCAGTGCGGGTGTTCAGCGGAGCGGCTTGCGCTCGTGCCGGCTCAAGATCACGGTGCGCGCGCCGCGGCACATAGCCTTTGGCCGGCAGGCTTTGCACCTGGCCGCCGTCGAGAAAGAAGCTGTCGATGCTCGCATTGAGCTGGGCTAGCACTGCACTGCGCTGGTCTTGATTTGGGCTACCGATCATTGAAGTCCGCCTCCCTTGCTCGCCGCACCTGCCTCCATCGCGTTAACAAAGCGCATGACGGCCCGATAGGTGAAGGCGTAGCCATGAACGGCGCCAGTGGAGATCTCCACCACATCCCATTTTCCGTCCTTACCCGATGCCTGGTACCGCGGTGCGGGCTGGTTGACCTTGGCGTGCGCCTCGGCCCTCACTGACTTACTGCGCTCGAGCAAGGCCGCGAGCACGGCAAGCTTCTGCTCGAAAGCAGGGTGCATTGCTGTCTGCATGGGATGATCCTCGGTAGGGTCAGGCGTGGTACTCGAAGGCCTCGGCCTTGCGAACGATTCGAACTTGGGCGGTGCGGCGCTCCGGCGCGCGACGATCGCGACGCATGGGGTCGCTGTCGTTGATCACCGCGTGCATGGTGATGAGCGCGGCCAGGGCGATGCAGATCGGGCTGATGATCTGTTGGCGCATGGCCTTGGTGACCGCCTCGATGCGGCGGCCGGCCTCCAGCTTGAACAGCGCGGCCTCGATTCGGTTGGCTACGGTGCCTGGGCTGACCGCCATCTGGCGGGCGATTTCTTTGGTGGTGAGGCCTTGGGCCACCCACAGCAATGCTTCGAGTTCACGCGGAGCCAGCGCCTTTCCGAGCTGGCCAATCCATGAGCCGCAAGTGATCGTGTCCATGAGGTGTTATCTCGGTTTGGCGCCGTCCAGGGCTTCGCGCAGCTGCAGGACAAGCGCAGTGGGGATGGAGAGGGATCGGCTGTCCTCATCGATTGAGTCCAGCGATGCAATTAAATTGCGTGACGCGATGTGCACTGCTTCAAGCCTGGGCTTCGGTATCGAAGGCCCTTTCATCGAACCAGCAGTAACTCGCTTCTTGCCGTTTACCTGGGCTTTCTCTAGTTCGGCTCCCAGCACCTTGCCAGCACCGTCTCCGTGTTCCCGGACGACTTGTGCAGCTGTCGTAGCTGAAACGTGGCCGGCAGCTACCAGGTTCTGCACATCAGTGTTTGCGTTGCCGATAGTGAGCACCTGCTCGACGTGCTGCCGCGTCTTGCCGACTTTGGTAGCTATCTGCTCCACCGACCAGCCGAAAGCTCGGAGGCGCTTATAGCCTTCAGCCAGCTCCAAGGGGGAGAGCTTTTCGTTTTCCTGGCTGGTGATGATGCGTGCCACTCGATCGGCATCACTGCCTTCGAAAGCGATCACTGGCACCCAGGCTTCCAGTACCTCTGGCCTATCTTTATTGGGCATCCGTGGAAGCCGGCCCTCGGCATCAAGCTTCAACAGCGCACGGCGCCTGCGATGGCCATCTACCAGCCAAACCCCGCCTTCTGCCCTTGGGCGAACTTCCAGCGGCGGGATCTGGCCGCCGGCAGCGATGAACTCCGCTAGAGCCGAAATGCTGGCTTCCAGCGACTCGCCTTCGGTGCGGAGGTTGAAGCCAGGCTCTTGGTGCAGGTCCTCGAGTTGAACCTTCATGGCATCGGCGCGCCGCACCTCGCCATCCTTGATCATTTGCTTGAACGACTTCGCCATTTGAGTTCACTTCCGTTGGGCTGCATTGGTCGTGACGCTTGCTGCCGCGTACCTCCCGGAACAGGGGAGGGCGAACGTCACGACCAATTCAGCCGACTTAATGTGCATGGTGGTGAGTGCTACGAACTGTAAAGCGCACGAGCGTGCGCCTTAAGGGCTGCAGCGGTGTGTGATCTGGCCGGTGCTGATCTCCGGCATTGGCGCCTAACTCGATATGCCTCAGTAGCTGCCAAACGAGGTTCGATTTGCGCATCAGCCTGCGCATCCAGATCACACACCGATGCAGCCTGGTGACGGGGAACCAGGTGGATCGGGCAATTTTCGTCAGGCTGACGTGGCGCTGGTTGTTTCTTCCGGGTCATCGGCGGTGCACGCATTGCCGCACAGTGGGCAGTAGTTGGCGACTACCGACACCGTTTTGTTCACGCGCTTCATGCCGCCGGTTTTCTTCGGCGCCATGTAGTGGCCGGTGACTTCGACGCAGAATCGGCGCATGGCCTTTCCGGTCTCGATGTTCAGTGAAAGGTTGTGGCCCTCTGCGCCCATGTAGAAGGGCCCGGACCCTGGCGCCTCCTCAGCAAGCTGGTCTGTAACCAGCTTCACGGCATCGCTGATGCAGGTGCAACTCATCGTCTTGCCCTCCAGGGCGGTTGATTTCCCGTCTGGCCCTGTCGCCAAGGCCAGCCAGTGAAATCTGCTTTCCGCACCATGCTTATTGCCGCGGCTATCCCCACCTGGCCGGGTCACACATTTCGTGTTCGGTGTTCTTCCCGGCTGGCTGCATGGTTTGGCGTCCTCCCATGGGGGAGTCCGGCAGCTATCCAGAGGCTGCGTGGTCGACGACTTAGCTTGTCCCGACCCAGGTAATGGCCTGGGTGCGTCGAGGTGGTCACGTCTGGTTGTGTAAAGAGCGGTGGCCGGTGAGGCCCTCGTCAGTCCCTGGAGAGTGACTGCGTGTTGATGTAAATATCACGCATCGTGTTTTTTATGTCAACACGAAGTGTGATTTATTTTGCCTGAGGGTGTGTTGAGGATTTTCCCTACGAGGCGGGTTCACGTTTCACGAGGCGTGATGTATGCTCATTGCAATAGCTGGATGGATATACAGTAAAGGAGATGGCTTATGTCCAAGCAGAAGAAGACGGCACCACAAGGACGCCAAGAGATGAGCGGGGTAGAGCGGCTCGGGCTGCGGGTTTCGTCGATGATTAATCACCCCATTGCACAGTCTCAGCGCTGGGTGACAATTCATCGCCTGGACACGGATGGAGACATGGAGTGGGAGGAGGTGATGGGGCTGTTGACCGAAACGCCAGAGCTAGACCTGACTTTCAACGATGACGAGAGCGTCACGGTTAGGTGGGAGGCGCAGAAACCCGAAGATCGCGACGACTTGGTAGTGGAGAGGGATTGGGAAGAGGAAAAGCTGGAGGAGGAGGCGCCTTTCTGACGGACATAAAAAGCCCGCCGAGGCGGGCTTCAGGTTGTTCAGTTGGCCCTGACCCTCGCAGCTACCTCATGCAGCACTTCATAGCCGTCGAGACGGCTAGGTATCCGGGACTCCAAGTATCTGAACTCGGGCGCTATGAAAACCTTGAGTGCCAGGGGCTTGCCTGGTCTGAAATAGGTAGAGATCGAAAGCGCAATTTCGCTTGGAGCACCGATCGCTTCGGCGAGATGCTCAGCTGCAAGACGCGGATCGCTCCTATGGCTAGACATTGTGTCCTCCTACCAATGTTGCGTTCAGCGCCTCAAGAATGGGCCGCAGCGGCAACATGGATGATTTGATCTGGCCCGGAGCGGAAGAGTCCGGACCGCCAGCGAAGATTAGCCCCACCGCGCCTATCGGTCTACCTTGCTCATCAACTGCAACGACCAAGGACCCCGAATCTCCAGAGTCCGAAAACTCGGACTGTTCACCATGAATCGTGAGCACGTTTGCAAAACGAATGACTCCATTGAAGCCGTAGGTCTTTGCTTCATAACCTACGCTAAGCGGGCGGAGCTCCCTACCTACAATGTGACCCTTGGTATGCCTGGTTGTTCGACCAACCTTCTCAACGCGCATTCCTTCAACAGGGTCCATCACATTGATCGGGGTGTCGAACGCCTCGCCCTGCATAGAGCAAACGGTATTAGGATTGTTAATCCTGAATATAGCTGCGTCGAGATTGCCTGCAATGTCGATGTTGCCCAGAGAACCCACCTTCATCTCCAATGCTTTCGTGTGAAAGCCAACAGTGAAGGGTGCTAGGTTCTGAGGACCAACGTCTATTACGCCCGGGGCGAGGATTGGAGTGCCTGGTGCGACATGGCTACACAAGGCAGTCACGTGATTGTTGGTTAGCCCGTATAGATGGCCGTCTGGAAGCCTAACCAGCGCTCCCAGAGTGCCAGCGGAGGCGTCGTTGCCGGGAGAAATAGACGATCCACAGGTGTAAGTACTACCAACGCCCGGAGTAGGGTGCAAAGCGTAAACAGCCCCTTGGGCTGATGCCAAATTTTTGCCTACGGTGTCAATATGACCCTGGGGGTAGGCAAATCCTTGACGGTACAGATTGCTTGGGAGGGTTTGCAGGTCCTTGTTAGTAACCTTGCGCTTGGTATATATGAAAATCATTCGTGTTGACTGGTTAAAGGAGATTGACTGAATCTCCTTATGTCTGAGCAGCTGTTCGGCGTCATGAGACATGGGCATGGGTGCCACGTTTGAGAGGTATTGATCATCGACACCAGCAGGCAATGATTCCATCAGCCCCCTCGAGATCGCCCACTTTGCAATGCCACTAGCCACGTCGTGAGTGCTCAATTGAGCTACCAGCGGCTGCGCGTTCTGCTGCATACAAACTCCCCGTCACCACAATGATTACGAAGGCCCGTTCTACGCAGGCTCTTCCCTGAACAAAAAAATCCGCCGGACCACCCGTCTATACGGAAGGCGAGGCGAACTGAAATACGGCCAACTACGAGCCTACCTTCCCTGCCACGCTGATTTTCTCTTTGGGCTCTGATGTAAGTTGCATGCGGTTTCCGGCCTTCTAGACCAGGTGCGCATTCCACACCAGCAGCACCCGCGCCTGGATGTAGGTCTCATCCACCCGGATGTCTTCAGGTGGATGATTCGTGTTGTCCGAGATCATTTTGAAATGATCGCGACCCTTCTTCTGCAGGCGCTTGATGTACTGATGGCCCTGATGGGAGAAGTAGTAAATCCCGTCGCCCACGAATTCACGGATGCTGATATCAACGACCAACGGGTCGCGACTCTTGATGGTAGGGGCCATGGACTGACCGACACCCGTTATGAGCTTCAGATGGAAATGCTCTTTGAACTCGACTCCCATCTCTCGCAGGTGAGTAGGGCTGACGCGGATGTCCTGCAGCATTTCAGGGAAGTCGTGAGCTACTTCACCATCGCCCATTGCTCCGCGCACGTCGTAGTGAGCAATCCACACCTCATCGCCCACGAGGCCTGGGCGAACGAAGTCAGCCGCGACGACACTGCTGGCGCTCGGCTCCTCAGCCGCAGCAAGGAGGCGCTGACGGGCCTCTTCCGGAATGCCTTTGCCGCTCTTTGCGAGCATCTGCCTGACAAGATCAGTCGTACTCCGGGCTGGCGCCGAAACCTCGGTCACTGCCGCAGAGCTCAGGAGTAGCTCGGATTGGTCGACTCCAAGGGCAGCTGCCATAGCGGCAATATCCGCCAGCGTTGGCTCTCGTGTACCTGCTTCATAGTTTCCGACGCGTGACTGCGATTTCCAGCCGCAAGCATCTGCCAGCTGGGCCTGGGACATTCCCGTCGCTTTTCTCAAGCGCTTAATGCGCTGGCTCAGTGATTCATTCATGCGCGGGATTTCATCACGAAATGAAATACACGGCTTTCACTTATTGTGATTGATATTAACACGATGCGTGTTTATCCTGAGTGCTAGTCATTGAGGAACCCCGAATGAACAACGTTCGCAAGATCCGGGTAGCTGCGGGGATTAGCCAAGCCCGGCTATGCCGAGAGCTCCGTTGGAACCAGTCGCGTCTGGCCAACTACGAGGCCGGGCGACGGTGTGTCGGCCTGGATGCGGCCCGGAAGATTGTCGCTGCGCTGAACGGGCTAGGCGCCGAGTGCAGCCTTGACGATGTCTTCCCGCCAACGGCTTGCGATCCAGAAGCAGCCTGACATTTAAATCATGACTGATCTGGCACTGAGCCAGTAGATGACCGAAACACCTGCTGATCCATCCAGTACCTGAATCGCAGGCATAAAAAAACCGGGTGGCAGCCCGGCTTCTTCAACAACATATCGAGGTCGATTATGCACTCCGCAATCGATGCGAGCAATACCAAGGCTGTTGTGTCAGATATTGGTAATTCGCCGAAGCTGGCGCGTCAGGTAATGTCCACCCGCGAAATCGCGCAGCTCACTGGCAAGAGCCATGACAATGTGCTGCGGGACGCACGGCGCCTGGCTGCAGAGGGTGTCCTCAAATCTGAGGAAACCCAATACACCCACCCACAAAACGGCCAATCCTATCCAGAGTTCCTACTTAGCCAGCGCGATACTCTGGTGCTGGTATCCGGATACAACGCCAAACTGCGCGCCAAGATTATCGACCGCTGGCAGGAGCTTGAGGCGCGGGTATTGGCGGAGGTCCAGATCCCCCAAACCTTCGCTGAGGCGCTGCGACTGGCCGCCGATCAAGCAGAGCAGAACCATCAGCTCCATCAGGTCATTCAGAAGCAAGCCCCGAAGGTCGCAGCAATCCAGCGTTTGGCAGCTGCTTGTGGGGCCATCTGCATCACCGATGCGGCCAAGCAGCTTCAGGTTGCCCCATCGAAATTGTTCGACTGGCTGGAGCAGAACCGCTGGATATTCCGCCGCAAGGGTTCAAAGCGATGGATCGCTTACCAGCCCCGCGTCACCTCGGGATTGATGAAGCACAAGGTGACAGCCTTGAAGCCCGACCCGGAAACCGGTATCGAGCGCGCCGCGTTTGATCCTCTGGTCACCCCGAGAGGACTGGCGCGTCTCGCTGAACTGAAGGCTGGGGGTTCGCTGTGAGTGTACAAGCCATGACCTGGGCCCTGGCTATTCCGAAATCCTCCCTGGAGAACCCTGCAGCTCGTCACGTCCTGCTCTGCCTCGCCAACTATGCCGGTACCGATGGCCGCGGCGCCTTCCCGTCGGCTGCAACGCTATCCGAGGACACCGGCCTGTCCGAGCGCACCATCCGCCTAAAGCTCGACGAGCTGGAAGCAGCTGGCTGGATCGTGGCAGGAAACCAGGCTATCGCGGCAGCTTACATTGACCGCCGTGATCGCCGTCCCATTGTGTACGACCTTCAACTTAAACGAGGTGCATCTGCTGCACCTCGTAGAGAACGGGGTGCAGGAAACCGCACGGGGTGCAGCTCGCAGCAGAACGGGGTGCAGGAAAAAGCAGAACGGGGTGCAGCAGCTGCACCCAATCCGTCAGTTAACCAATCTACTCACTCTCTGCGCGAGCCATTCGAAATGTTCCTGGAGTGGGTGCCGGATCAGGACCTGCTCAAAGCGTATGCACTCCGTTCGGGGCTCACCCTGGACAACTTCGGCTCCAAGGCAATCGCCGGGTTCGTGTTGCACCACGACGCGAAGGGTTTGGTGCAGACCGAGAAGCAATGGCTCGCCGCCCTCGTCAACTGGGTGAAATCGGACCTGGCCCGGGCAGCTCGATCCGCTACCGGCAAGCCGAGCGCGCAGCAATCGAACGCTTTCGATGACGACGATACCTCATGGCTCAAAGGGGGGAATGACCAATGAACCAGGTAGCCACCATCGCCCATGGTCTATGGGCCAAAGTTCAAACCGGCCAGTACATCCCTGCTGGGGACACGCTTCCCGCCGAGATCAAGGCCGAGCTCGATCGCAAAACTGCTGCAGTGATCAATCGGCTGTTCCGTGATCTGCGGACCATCTTCAGCGCCTGGAAACAGGCCTGGCCGGATATGAGCACGTACAAGGCCGCCAAGCAGCAGTGGCTGACAGCGTTCCTTGAGGCAGGCATCAACACCCCCGAGCAGCTGCAGTTCGGTCTAATGCGCTGCCGCCAGTCAGGACGTGAATTCATTCCCGCCCCCGGCAAATTCATCGAGTGGTGCCAGCCATCGCCGGAGATGCTTGGCCTTCCAACCTTGGCGGCCGCATTTCGCGAGGCTACTCGGAACGCCCATCCTGCGATGGCTGGCCGGGGCAGCTGGAGCCACGATGCTGTGTGGCATGCGGCCAAGGAGTGCGGCTTCGAGAACCTCAACAAACTGCCAACCGATGCCTGCTCGAAACTGTACGAGCGCAACTACACCATCGCCGTCCGCCGAATCATGGCCGGAGAACCGCTGCAGAAGATGCCGCTGGCGCTTCCCGCTGAAGTTGCCGGTAGCCGGACGCCAGAGGTTGGCAACAACGCCCTGTCGGCCATGCGCGCCCGCCTTGCAGGCCGTTGAACACATCAGCTAGGAGCTTGATCTATGCGCCAAACGAAGTTGACCAAGGCCGCGCGCGGTCGTGAGTGCCAGGTGCGCATCCCTGGCGTGTGCAACGGCAACCCTGAGACCACTGTCCTTGCGCACTATCGCTTGGCGGGCACCTGCGGCGTCGGCAAGAAGCCGCACGACCTACAAGGCGCCTGGTGCTGCAGCGCTTGTCACGACGCCTGCGACGGGCGCAGTCGGGCAGTGGACCGCGACACCGCGCGCCAGTACCACGCCGAGGGCGTCATGCGCACCCAGGCGCTGCTGCTCCACGAAGGAGTGCTGATCGCATGAATGCACCCGCCCTTCGATCGTTCAAGGCCAAGCCGGCCCGCGCCAAGCCCGTCGACCGGGAAGGGCAGGAGCAGGCCGCCCTGCTCGAAGAGATCCAGCTGCGCTATCCCGAGGTGTTCGAGCTGATCTATCACGTCCCGAACGGCGGTCACCGGCACAAGGGCGTGGCGCTGAAGCTCAAGGCTCAGGGCGTGAAGGCCGGCATCCCCGACCTGGTGCTGACCATGGCCCGCGGCGGGTACTTCGGTTTGTACATCGAATTCAAGGCGACCGTTGACCCGGCGCCTGTCTCGTCCAGCCAGCAAGCGTGCATTCGCCGGCTGAACGACCAAGGCTACCTGGCCGTTGTGTGTCAGGGGCATTTCGACGCCATGGAGTGCCTGAGGGCGTACCTGGCCCTGCCAAAAACGGAGGTTGCAGCATGACCAATACCGCCGCTGTCAAAATCAGTGATGCAGAGATTCGCCGGCAGGCCGCCGGCCAGGTGCGCGACCTGCGCGCCTTGGGCAACCATGGCCTGTATTTCCGCTTTCACCGCTCCCGCGAGCGCGGATCGTGGTACCTGGTGCACAAGGGCAAGTGGAACCTGATCGGCTCATACCCTGAGCTGAGCGCTGCCAAGGTGGCTGCTGCACTGCCGGATATCCGGCTGCGTCTGGAAGCGGGGGAGGGATCGAGCCTGTCGAGCTGGGTGCTCACCGGCGAGCTGCTGGCCTGGTTCGCTGAGCGCATGTCCCGCGACCGCAGCCTTTCGGCCAAGCGCAAGAGCACGGCGGCGTCGGCTGTCAAGCAGCACCTGACGCCGCGCCTGGGCGAAACGCCACTGGCCCAGATCGACAAAGCGCTGCTCGACCGCGAGCTGATGTGGCCGCTGCAAGAGTCGCTTTCGATCGACTACGTGCGCCTGGTCTTTCAGTTGCTCGCGTTGGCCTTCCGGCAGGCCGCCAAACTCGGCCTGATCAGCACCAACCCTATGGCCGGCATCCGCTTCCGTGATTTCTCCAAGGCCAAGGTCACGGTCAAGCCGTCGAGGCTGCGTGGCGTGCACCTCGAAGACCTGATGGCGCGCATGAAAAGCACCCTGGCCCACAACCCGCAGCATGGCCTGCTGGCCCTGATGATGCTGTGCCACGGCACCCGGCTGGGCGAAACCCGCATGGCCCGCTGGAGCCACATCAGCCTGGCCGAACGGGAGTGGTTCATTCCCGCCGAGCACACCAAGACCGGCGTGCAGCACCGCCTGCCGCTGACCGACCAGGTGCGCTTCCTGCTGATGGCCTGCCGCGAGATCCAGCTCAAGCAGGGTTACGAGGGCGAGTTCCTGTTCCCGGGGCGGCAGGGCAAGCCCATGAGCGAATCGAAGGCCTCTACGGTGTTCTCGGTCATGGGGCAGGGCGAGTGGACCAGCCACGACCTACGCAAGCTGGCCCGTACCGGTTGGGCTGACCTCGGTGTTGACCACCTGGTGGGTGAGCTGCTGATCAACCACGCCATGGGCCACAACGTGAAGGTGTACATCCAGTCCGACGTCATGGCCCGCAAGCGCGAGGCGCTGGAGAAGTGGCACGCACACCTTGATCAGAAGGGTTTCGCCTCGGTTCACGGCTTGACCGGTGATAGATCAACGGATTCATGGATTCTCTGCGAGGTCGCAGGGCGCGCGGGCTTCGACGGCCTTCCGGTATCCACCATAAGCGAGGATTCGAAATGACGAATACCGACAAAATCCGCGCCGAGTTCGAAGCCGCATTCGTCGAGGAGCAGGTTCGCTTGCACGGCGAAGGGTTCCGTGGGTCGGCGGTCCACATGATTTATCAGGACACGGTCAACGTGCAGGCAGCCCGCTGGGCGTGGCAGGCCAGTCGCCAGGCCTTGCGCGTCACCAATCCGTTTCCAGTCTTGATGGGCTGCCCGGATTCAGCGTGGGCTCGTGAGGTTGCTGAGAAGTCGCTTCGGGCCCAAGGGCTGAAGGTGGTCGGTTGATGAAGAAGCACGGCCCAGCCTTCAAGAAGGCCGTGATCGAGTTGGATGTATGCCCTTTGTGCCGTGGGAGAGCGGTCACTCAGGGCGTGTTTCACGAACTGCCATGCGACCACTGCAACGCCTCGGGCTGGGTAGCGGCTGCAACTGGCGAGGCCCTGGCCCTGGATGAACTGGTGACCCAGCTCAGCATGAGGCTGCAGGCCGCGACACGGCAGATCGAGCACTTGAAAAGACCTCGGGCCGGCGGGCCAGAGGCTGGATATCAGGACGGCAACCGGCGCGGCGCCGGCGGCGCCAATTACACCGGGGATTGAGGGGAAGGACATGGTTTATAGCAGCGTATCTGGTGCAGTAGTTGCCGCTCTGGCGGCGGGCGAGAAGGGATCGGCGAAGGCCCAGGCCTGGCAGAAACTGTACAAGTCAGCTGAGGAGGAGGGTGGGTGCTTGGCCACGCTGGGTGGTTGGTCAGGTGGTATCGACCGTACCCAGATCGATTACTGGCTGTCGGCCCGCCTGCACCACATGCTCAAAGAGCGGCACTGGGAAGCCTTGGTCGCCAAGTACAGCACCAACAAGGCCAAGAAGGCGCAGGCCATCACGCTGGTGCGGCCGTTGATCGCGAGCCCTGCGCCTACGTTGTTCATCTACAAGGCGGTGACCGCCTGGGCGATCCCGAAACTGAAGGGTGCACGCCGCAAGGCCCCGCAATCTGTATCGGTGGATATCCCGCTGGATGCGTCGTCGTGGCGCCGCGAGGCCACAGTCAATGCTGCGGTGGCTGCTGGCCACGCTGCGAGAAAACGCATCGAAGCCATGGAAGAGGATGTGATCATCCTTCCCGATAGCTTCTACGACATGAACACCTGGGATCTTGACGCCACGCCGGAGTCTACGCGTCGGCGCTGGAGGTTGGAGATCAACGAAAAGCTCGACGGCATGATCGACGACGCGCTGGCAGAAGTGCGGGTGATTCTGGAGGCCGAAGGCTTGCTCATGAAAGAGGCCGCGTGATTGCCTGTTGACATCAGTGAGCGACTGAGCGAAATTAACTCCATCCTGTCATTCCTGCGCGTGTTGAGGAGTGACCACAAAGCCCGGCTAAAGCCGGGCTTTTTTGTTTTGATCTCTTGCGGTATAGATATGGCTCCTGAGTAATGGCACGGAGCTATTAAATGTCGGATGTCGTTGATTTGAGCCAGCCCGCTGAGCAGTCTCATTACGAGAATGCAGAGTATTTGAAGACTGAGTGGGAAGGTCGCCAAACGGATTGGTTGCTGCAGTGGTTGGTTAGGTTCTCGAACAATACCCGCCTCAGCATCGGCATCACCCTGTCAGTCGGCGGGTCGTTGGTGTCTGGGCAGTTAATTACCCACGGTGCTTACTTCGAGCAGCTTTCGAAGGATTTTTCTGAGGCGTTTCGCAAATTTGAGGGCGTCGATGTGGAGGAGCTTCAGAGCGCCATCCAAACATTCGATAGCCCTCCTCAGGATGATGACCCTCAACCTGCAATGCAGTACCTCCACCTCAAAGACGCCAAGGTGTATACCTCGAGTTCTACTCCGGTTTTGTCAGGCGGCCAGCTATGGCGCGGGAAAATCTCTTCAGTAGACGGTTTTACGCTGGGCACTATTACGAAGAGTTGAAGCTACACAATTTAGAACCCCGCTATTGCGGGGTTTTTTTATTCTTGGAGAAAAGGATGGACCCGACCGACTTCGGCCCAGGCACAGCCACCTGGCTGGGCGGAACGGGCACTGTATTGCTGGGCGGCTTTCTCTGGCTGCGCAAGTGGCTTTCCAGAGACGCGACTGACCGTGCAATGGACACTGCCGACATTGGCGTCGTCCGGCGCCTGAATGAGCTGCTAGACATCGAGCGCGAGGCCCGGAAAGAAGCCGAGGCCCGCGCCGATCAGTTCGCCAAGGAGCGAAACGACCTCGCCGCAACCGTTGGCCGAATGGAGGGGAAAATCGAGGCTTTGACCAGCCAAGTGGCCAGCCTGACAGAGCGGGTGACGCTGCAGAGCGATGAGATCGCCCGCCTGCGCCTTAAGCTTGGAGGTACATCGTGATGGACAGATGCGCACTGGAGTTCATTGCTCGCCGCTGGTGGCGTCGGGCAGAGGTCTGGATCATCGCAGCTCTGCTGGTCGCCGGCGGTGCAGTCTTGGGTTGGCAATCGGCCTATTGGGCCATGGTCAGTACTCAGGCCGGCCAGGTTGCCGAGATCCGTGCAGCCTATGACACCGCCATGGCCGAGCGTGACAAGCGCCTGGACGACCTGACCAGCAAGACCGAGAGCGCTGCTACCAAGGCCTCGAAGGCTGCAACCACCGCAACCCAGGCGGCAGACAAGGCTGATGAGGCCTTGAGCCGAACCCAATCGGAGGCATGGCCATGACTCGCATCACCGCAACGATCGACTGCCGCCAGACCTAGTTGCTGAATTACTACCTTGCCGGCGTCGTTGTCATGTCCCACATAACCGGCCGCGAGCCGGACACGGGTCGCGTCTTTCGATGGATAGAGGGCGGTATTGTGGTCGAGGTGCGCTGATGGCCAGGCTCAAGACGCTCGGATCGCGCATCAGAGAGAGCGCAAGTTCGCGGGTCAAGGTGGTCACGCCTGGCAGCTGGCGTAGCGGCATGACCAGCTCCCAGCGTGGCTACGACTACCGATGGCAGAAAGCGCGAGAGCAGTACCTCACTGAGCACCCGCTCTGCGTCTTCTGCGAGCGGAACGGCCGCACAACTGCGGCCAGGGTTGTTGACCACATTGTTGCTCACCGTGGAGACATGGTTCTCTTCTGGAATCAGACCAACTGGCAGAGCCTCTGCAAGCCTTGCCACGACTCCGTCAAGCAGGCCGAGGAGGCAGCGGGGCTGGGTGGCTGAGGCGTCAGCGAATCGTCGAAACCCAGCTCGATGACCTAGAGGCACGCCAGTGACGTGCCGCTAATGGGGTAGGGGGTCAAAAGCTAGGAATTCTCATCTAGCTAGACCGCCTCCGACCCCACGTAGACATTTTTCTCCCCCCTAAAGGTTTTTGTTAATGGTGTTAACAGACAAACAGCGACAGTTTGTTGACGCTAAGGCCCGGGGTGCGTCCAACAAAGAAGCGGCGGAAGCCGCGGGTAGCAAGCCCTCGACGGCTGCTGCCGCTGGTTCGCGCTGGGCCAATGATCCCAAGATCGCATCCGCAATTTTGGCTCGCAGAGCAGAGCTAAGTGTTAACCCTGAGCCGAAAAAGCGGCGCGGCAAAGCGAAGGCCGATGAAGCCAGTGCGGAACCAGTCGAGATCAATGAGGCCGATGGCGAGTTCCTCAGTTGTCTGCCTTCCACTGATGATCCATTGGTCTGGCTGCTCGCACTAATGAACGAGCCCCGGGCGAAGGTCTTTGATCGCCGCAATGCTGCGCAGACCGCCGTGCCTTACATCCACGGGAAGAAGGCGGAGGCGGGCAAGAAAGAGCAGAAGGCGGAGGCCGCGAAAGAGGCGGGCAAAGGCAAGTACTCCCAAAGCAAGCCGCCCCTTACCGTCGTCAAGGGGTAGCGCATGCTTTGGACTACGGCCTGCCCAGATTGGTGGCGGCGTCTGGCCGCCAGTGAATCCATCATCCCCGAACCGCTTTTCCCCCAAGAAGCAGAAGAGAGCCTTGAAGTCTTCAAAGGGCTTCGTATTGTCGATGCCCCTGGCAGTCCAACCATTGAGAGCGCATGTGCCCCATGGGTACTCGCTTTCGCAGGAGCTGTGTTTGGCAGTTACAACAGCGAGACCGGTGAACGCCTGATTCGGGAGTTCATGCTTTGCATCCCGAAGAAGAACAGCAAGTCGACCATCGCTGCCGCAATCATGTTGACGGCCTTGGTGCGTAATTGGCGGATGTCGGCCGAGTTCATCATCCTCGCGCCGACCAAAGAAATTGCCGACAACGCCTTCGTGCCGGCCAAGGACATGGTCAATAACGACGAGGAGCTGAAGGACCTGCTGCATGTGCAGCCACACCTGCGACTGATTACTCACCGGGAAACGGGAGCCACGCTAAAGGTGGTTGCCGCTGACAGCGATGTGGTCGGCGGCAAGAAGGCCGTTGGCGTGCTGATCGATGAGGCCTGGCTATTTGGCAAGAACCCTAAAGCGGCAGACATGATTCGGGAGGCCACAGGTGGCCTGCTGTCGAGGCCCGAAGGCTTCGTCATCTGGCTGACCACGCAGTCGAACGAACCGCCCGCAGGTGTGTTCCGGTCGAAGCTGAACTATGCCCGCGGCGTACGTGATGGCCGCATCGACGACAATCGATTCTTGCCCGTCATCTACGAATTCTCCAAGGAGATGATCGACAGCGGCGATGCTCGCAAGCCGGAGAACTTCCATCTGGTGAACCCCAACATGGGGTTCTCGGTCGATCGTCCAACGCTTGAGCGCTTGTTCATGCAAGCGGAGATCGACGGAGAGGCGGAGCTGCGTGGCTTCCTGGCCAAGCACCTCAACATTGAGATCGGCTTGGCGCTTATGTCTGACGCCTGGGTTGGTGCCGAATTCTGGGAGCCCCAGGCCGCCAGCTGGTTGAGCCTGGACGAGATCCTTGATCGATGCGAGGTCATCGACGTCGGTGGCGATGGCGGCGGCCTGGACGACTTGCTTGGTCTTGCAGTTGTTGGGCGTGAAGCGGGCACTCGTCGCTGGTTCCACTGGGCCCATGCCTGGGCACACCCTTCAGTGCTAGAGCGGCGAAAGTCCGAAGCCCCACGCCTCAAGGACCTTGAGGCGATTGGTGACCTGACTCTCGTCAAGCGGATCGGCGACGACGTTGAGGAATTCGCTGCCATCGTCAAACGCATCAACGAGACAGGTCTGCTGGACAAGGTCGGTCTCGATCCAGCGGGAATCGGCTCTGTTCTCGACGCCTTAGCTGATGCTGGGGTCGAAGAAGACAAGATCGTCGGCATCTCTCAGGGCTGGAAGCTCACAGGCGCGATCAAGACGACCGAGCGGAAGCTCGCTGAAGGCTCTCTGTTGCACTGCGGTCAGCCGCTCATGGCCTGGTCCTGCGGCAACGCCAAAGGGGTGCCATCGGCCAATGCCTTCTTGATCACCAAGCAGGCCTCGGGCACAGCGAAGATCGACCCGTTGATGGCTACATTCAACGCCGTTTCTCTGATCAGCCTCAATCCTGAGGGGCGCGGGGGAATGGACAATTTCATGGCAGGCATTCGGGACCCACTGATCGCATGAACGCATTTCATATTTTCATCGCCTGCGCAGTGGTCGCTTTCTGCTTGGCATGCAGCGGGGTCTGGATGCTGGCTGGTACCGGCTGGGCTTTGCTGGCTGGATCGCTGAGCTTCTTCTGCATCGCTGGCTTCATTCGCAGAGGGCTTGTCAGTGATTAAAACCCTATCCCAGGCTTTGGGCGCTGCTGCCACCAAGCCTTCAGCCAGCATGAGTGAGTGGCTGGGCAAGACTATCAAGCTGTCGGATGGAGGTTTCTGGAGTGCCTTTAATGGCGCCCAGTCCAGTAGTGGTAAGTCAGTCAGCGTCGACAAGGCCATGCGCCTGTCCACCGTGTGGGCATGCGTCCGTATCATCTCGACTTCGGTAGCCGGCTTGCCGTTGAGCATCTACCGGCGGATGCCTGATGGTAGTCGTGAAAGCGCCCGCGATTTCCCGCTGTACGACGTTGTGCACAACAGCCCCAACGAAGACATGGCTGCCTTCCATTTCTGGCAGGCAGTCGTGGCATCGATGCTGCTGTGGGGCAACGCCTACTGCGAGATCCACCGCTCCGCAGGTCGGGTCATTGCGCTGGACTTCCTGATGCCGTCCCGAGTCGACCTCGAGTTCGATGATGACGGCAGGCTGCGATACTTCTTCAGGCCGCGAAAGGGAGCCCGCCGAGAGATCCAGCGACAGGACATGCTGCACATCCCAGCCTTCACTCTGGATGGCCGAGTCGGCCTTTCTGCTATTCGGTACGGCGCGGATGTGTTCGGTTCTGCGATGTCGGCAGACGATGCCGCCAATAGCACATTCCGCAACGGCATGATGCCCACAGTCGCTTTTTCGGTCGACAAGACGCTCAACCCGGCTCAGCGCGTCGAGTTTCGTGAGTACGTTAAGACAATCTCCGGGGCATTGAATGCCGGCAAGAGCCCAGTACTTGAGCAGGGCGTGAAGCCGGAGATGATCGGCATCAACCCTGCCGATGCGCAACTGCTGGAGTCGAGAGGACACAGCATCGAGGAAATTTGCCGATGGTTCGGCGTTCCGCCCTGGATGGTGATGAAGACCGACAAGGGCAGCAACTGGGGGACCGGCCTGGAGCAACAGCAGATCGCGTTTCTCACGTACTGCATCATGTCCTTCACGGCGCCGATCGAGCAGTGCGTGAACAAGTGGTGCATGACGGCGGTTGACCGGATCAAGTTCTACGCAGAGTACTCACTTGAAGCGTTCCTGCGTGCGGACAGCGCCGGTCGGGCGGCCTATCTCAGCACGATGGGGCAGAACGGCTACATGACCCGAAACGAGGGTCGGCGGAAAGAAAATCTTCCGAGCATGCCGGGTGGCGATGTACTGACCGTGCAATCCAACCTGGTTCCACTTGACCAGTTGGGCAAGCAAAACGATAGCCAGGCCGCAAGGGCTGCTCTGATGAACTGGCTCCAACAGCCCGAAAAGTAACTCACGGGAGCAATCCATGAAGCACAAGATCCAGTCTCGCGGCCTGCGCAGCGAGATGAGCCCGCGCGCGCTCGACAAATGGAATCCCGCGATCCAGGCGGCCGTCGAGAACACCTCAGACACCATCACCGTGTACGGCGTGATCGGCGAAGACTGGTATGGCGAGGGCGTCACGCTGAAACGAATCGACGCCGCCTTGCGGGCGATCGGCGAGCGTGATGTCACCGTCTACATCAACTCGCCAGGCGGTGACATGTTCGAAGGCATTGCCATTTACAACCGCCTACAAGAACACAGCCACGAGGTCACCACCAAGGTGCTCGGCATGGCGGCGAGCGCTGCTTCGATTGTCTTCCTCGCGGGGAAGAAGCGAGAGGTGGCCAGCAGCGCCTTCCTCATGATCCACAACTGCTGGACCTGGCTCGCCGGCAATCGCAACTACCTCCGCGATATCGCCGACGATATGGAGGAGTTCGATGCCGCGATGGCTGACCTCTACGCCGAGACGAGTGGGCAGTCGGCGAAGGACATGGCCGAGCTGATGGACGACGAAACCTATATCCGTGGTAAGCGCGCTGTGGAGCTTGGCCTGGCGACTGGGGTGTTGTCTTCCAGCGAAGTTACCGAACGCGAAACCGAAGACGCGGCCCAGAACAATGCGCTCAAGGCCATGGATGTCGCTCTGGCCAAGGGGGGGATGCCTCGATCCGAGCGCCGCGAACTGTTCGCCAATTTCAAGTCCGGCATGCCTCGCGCTCCCGGCGGGGGCACGCATAACGCTGCCTCGACCGATAAGCCCAGCGCTGTCGCGCCAGACCTCTCCGCCTCTCTGAGCGCGGCAACCAATCTCCTCAATTCTCTGAAAGGAAAGTGACCATGGACTTTGAAGCCCAAGTCAAGGAACTCAACGCCAGCCTCAAGGGCATTGGCGATCAGATCAAAAGCCAGGCCGAGGCGACCGAGAAGCAAATCAAGGCTTCCGGTGAAATGAATACCGAAACGCGTGCCAAGGTCGATGAATTGCTGACCAAGCAGGGCGAGCTTCAGGCGCGCCTGGGCGAGGCAGAGCAGAAACTGGTGCATGCAAGCCGGGATCGGAGCCATCAGGAAGAGCCGCAGAAATCGGTAGGTGCTCTCGTGATCGAGAGCGAAGAAATGAAGGACATGAACTCGTCCTTCCGTGGTTCCCGCCGTGTCTCCGTGCCGCGCGCGGCCATCACTACCGCAACCGGCGGTGACCTGGTGCAGACTCAGCGCTTGCCGGGGATCATTGCCCCGCCTCAGCGCCGACTGACCGTCCGCGACCTGGTCGCGCCAGGTACCACCGAATCGAACTCCATCGAGTACGTCCGTGAAACCGGCTTCGTCAACAACGCCCGCACTGTGGCAGAGAACACTGCCAAGCCGTACTCCGACCTGACCTTCGGCCTGGCCACGGCGAACGTGAGGACCATCGCCCATTTGTTCAAAGCCAGCCGCCAGATGCTGGACGACGCCAAGGCACTGCAGAGCTATATCGACGGTCGTGCACGCTACGGCCTCACCATGGCGGAAGAAGCTCAATTGCTTTACGGCAACGGCACTGGCGTGAACCTGCAGGGCCTCATGACCGTTGCTCAACTGTACGCCGCCCCGGCTGGTGTAGCTGTAGTGGGCGAGCAGCGCATTGACCGTTTGCGCCTGGCGCTGTTGCAGGCCGAACTGGCCGAGTTCCCATCCGACGGCATCGTGCTCAACCCGATCGATTGGGCGGCCATTGAGCTGACTAAGGACGGCGAGGGGCGCTACATCATCGGCCAGCCTCAGGAAGGCACCAACGCGAAACTCTGGAATCGCCCTGTGGTTTCTACCCAGGCCATGACACAGAACGACTTCCTCGTCGGTGCGTTCAAGCTCGGCGCCCAGATCTTCGACCGCATGGAAATTGAAGTGCTGATCTCGACCGAGAACGGTGATGACTTCGAGAAAAACATGGCAACGATTCGCGCTGAAGAGCGCCTGGCCTTTGCCATCTATCGCGACGAAGCGTTTGTCACTGGCCCGCTGGTCACGCCTTAACCCTTCCGCAACGCGGCGCCAGAAATGGCGCCCCAATGGAGTAATCCAATGGCACGTAAACAGGAAACACCAGCATCCACGACTGATGCGAAGGATCCAGTCTCGACCGTTGATACTGGCAGCGGCCCGTCTGGGGCTGCCGGTTCGCCTCTTTCGCCTGGCAGTGCGATCGGTCCAGCTAGCGGTGACCCTGGCAATTCGGGTGTCCCCGCAGTTGCTCCAGGCCAAGCGGAAGGCTCAAACCTGGTGCTGCCAGACGCGCAAGTGGCCGCTGGCACTGGGTCGGATGTCGTCACGGGCGGTCAGGGTGCCAGCGCTGGCATCGCCGCTGCTGACGCTGCGGCATCCGAAGACGCCAATCAGGCCGCATCATCCTTGGCCGACAGCAGCACCGGCGCTGATTCATTGGCACCAGAGGATCAGGTGAAGCTTAATCCTGCGACTCTTCAGGTCTATCCGCTGCGGTCATACATGGATGAAGGCGAGCTTCGCCGTCGCGGCGGCCCGGCGTATACAGTGCCGCGCCGGCACGCTGAAGAGCTGGTGCAGCGGAATCTGGCATCCCTCGAATCACTGAAGGAGTGAGGGTATGTCGGTCATCAGTTTGACCATTGCCCGTCATCACCTGCGGGACCCCGACGACGATGACGATTACCTGGAGCTCCTGATCGAGGCGGCCGAAGGGCAGGCGATGGACTATCTGAACCGTCGTTTCTATGCCGACCAGCAGGCGCTGGATGAGGCTGTCGCCGCCGGGGATGCCGGCGAGTCTCCAATGGTCTGCAACAAGCAGATCAAGGCCGCTTCGTTGCTGATCCTCGGCCACCTTTACGCCAACCGTGAGGATGTTGTGACCGGGACCATTGCCACTGAGATGCCGAAGGGCTCCGAGGCACTCCTGACCCCGCATCGTATCGGGTGGGGCGTATGAGGGCCGGCCCGCTACGTCACCTGTTCGAGGTGACCCACCGACATGAGGAGCGCAATAAGTCTGGGGGAGCAACAGTGACGTGGCGTCCTGCAGTTCGCCCTGAAATGTGGGGCGAAGTCCGCACCCCTAATGGGCGCGTAACAGCAGTTGCTGAAAAGCTGAGCGCTGTTGTCACGGCCGAAATCATCGGCAGGCCGCGCTCAGACATAGTTGCCGGGTCGCGTCTGACACGCCGCGGGGTCACTTACCAGGTCGAGGCGGTTTTGCCGGACAACGAGAACACCCTGATGAGGCTGCTCTGCTCATCGGTACCAAACCCATGAGGTGAACCATGAAAATTCGAGCACTGGGCCCGCTGACGGGCGCATCTGGTGAGCGTGAGAAGGGCGAAGAGTTCGAGGTCGACAATGCCTATGGCGAAGGCCTGATTGCCCGGGGCTACGCCGAGGCGGTCACCGACAAGGCCGCGAAGCCAGCGAAGGCCGATCCGGCCAAGGAGTAGGGCATGGCGCGCCGGTCGAGCATTCGAGGCGACATCCGTCTACGCCGGACGCTGCGCAACATCCACAAGACGATGGACAACGAGTTGCAGCCCGCGATGCTGGAGGCGGCGAACCGCATCCTGGAGACTCAGCGAGAGTTGATGCCCAAGGACACCGGAGCGGCTGCTGCCGCGCTCAGGGTTTACGTTTCGCCCAGCGGTTTAGATGCCCAGATCGGCATTCGTGGCAAGCGCGACAACCGGCGGTTCTTCTACCTACGCTTCATTGAGTACGGCACCAAAGGCTATACCGGCGGCAAGCGAGCTGGTGATCGCAATAGGCGTGTAACCAACAAAAGCGACGGCACCCACTTCTTCGGCAAGTACCCGGATATCCCGGCCAGGCCGGCCCATCCGTGGTTGCGCCCATCAATCCAGGTAAACCGAGAGTATGTCATGGCTGACATCAAGGCCGCCGTAAGCCGCACTCTGCGCAAGGCAAGCCTGGGGGTAGGCAATGGCTGATCCATCACTGGCCCTGCAGGAGGCCATCTTTGCCAGGCTTCAGGCCGAGGTCAGCTGCCCGATCTACGACGGCGCGCCGCTGAACGCCGAAATGCCGTACGTCTCAATCGACCGGGAGGTCTCAGTCAACAGCAGCCCGATCTCGGGCCGCAAGCGCGAAACACGGCTGCTGTACCTGTCGATCTGGTCCGATGCAGTAGGCCAAGCCGAGGTCAAGCGCATCAACGGGGAGGTCATCGCCGCCTTGGACGAGCGCCGCCTCCCGCTGGAGGTGGGCCGCGCGGTATCCGTCCGGATCGAGCAGGCCGATGCTCAGCGCGATGCCGACGGCATCACCTACCAGGGCTCGATCACCGTCCGCGTGATCACCACCCACTGAATCACTCACTGGCCGCGCTGCGGCTTCTATCCAACGTGGCTTTGGAGGATCACCCATGCCCGCAGAAGACAACCTCAATACAGCCGCCGGCTGCCGCCTCTTCATTGGCAGCAAGACCGGGGCGACCACCAAAACCGAGTACGAGGCCGATACCTACGTGAGTGTTGGTGAAATCGAAGACCTCGGCGAGTTCGGCGACACCTTCAGCAGCGTGACCTTCACGTCGCTCGAGGATGGCCGTGTGCGCAAGTACAAGGGCACGGCTGACGCCGGCGATATGACCATGGCCGTGGGCCTCGATAACGGTGATGCTGGCCAGAACGCTGTCAAGACTGCTCACAAGGATCGCAGCAAGGGTGATTACAACATCAAGGTCACCCTCAACGACGGCGACCCTGATGCATCTCCTGCAATCAGCCCGACCACGTTCTACTACCGCGCGAAGGTGATGAACAACACCGTTGCAGCCGGCGCCGCTGACAACGTGGTGCGCCGCAACATCACCTTTGGCATCAACTCGGAAATCCTTGAGTTGCTGCCGGCCCCTGTCACTCCATAAGCGCCCGGGGCTTCGGCCCCGGCCTCAAAGGACCTGATCCATGAACAATACGCTGTACGGTACCGTTACCGTCACGCTGGGTGATGAGGTGTTCACCCTCACCCCAACCCTGAAGGCTGTGCGGGCGATCGAGAGCCGTTTTGGCGGACTGCGCGGCGCATCTCAAGCAATCACGTCGCTTAGCGTTGACGGTTGCGCCGCCATCCTGGTGGCAGGCGCCGGCCTCGAAGAGAAGGCCGCAAAGGCAGTGCCAGAGCAAGTCTGGCAGCACGGCGTTCTCGACGCGTCGACGCAGCTGAATGCCTACCTGGTCGCGCTGTACAACCCGCGCGGCAAAGACCCGGGAAACGAACAAGCCGGGACGGCGTAAGCGTCATCGAAGACGGAAGTTACGTCGACCGGCTCTATTCGATAGCGACTGGATGGCTTGGTTGGCAGCCTGACGTTGCCTGGCGAACGCCGCTACCCGAACTCTTCATGGCGCTGGATGCCAGGCTTGAGTGGTCGCAGATGACCAACCCCTTCGGCAAAGGAAAGGGGCAAGGGGCCAAGCCGAAACCGAGTGCCTCAGCCGTGGCCGACAAGCTGCGCCAGGCGCTTACGGGGCGCAATTCGACCTGATGGGCTGAGGGATTGCATGTGCTGTGATAGATTTCCTCGCTTTTAGGGGAGGTCGCTGCATGCGTTTCTGCTTAGTCTTGTCTGCAAGTTTATTGGTCGCTGCCTGCTCTGCGCAGCAGGGAAATCAAGCAGCAAATAAAGAAATTTCGAATCATGCAGTTGGCCCGCAAGAGGTGTTTTTGCCTTTGGATCAAAGCGGGAAAGATTTGAAAGTTAAAATGTTTCGCTCCGGCAAGGAGCTTCTTGCCGAAGTTGAGAGGTTAGGCGGCCCGAGAGGCGAGTACGAAACTGATTCTGCTTTTTTTGGGCGCCTAGCTAGATTAGGCGATTACTCAGTTGGTGGAGTAGTGAGTCCGTCGTCGATTAAGTTTGATTCGGTCACTGGCAAGTTCTCTATCAAGGCTTCAATGCATGATGCGAAGGGGTTTGGATTTGTAAGCAAGCTGGATTCGCTGCAAGATTATAGGAGCATCTTCCCATCTGTGTATATTGGTGAGGCCGAGTATCATGGTGGTCAGTATTCTGGGCAAAATTCATACGGTGCTACTGCGGTTGTTACACAGCGAACCATAGATAGGTTCTATCTTGTGTTCAATCCAGTTGCTAAGCCAGTAATGTCAACATTGTTCTTTAATGTGTCGTCGGCGCTTGATGTTAGCGCCTCCGAAATTAAAAGTCAGCGCGATAATATCAGGCTGTTGTTTGTTGTTAAATCTGTACCGAATTATTTGCAGGTTGTTAAATCCTATCAGGAGGCAACCGTCAGAAATCCATATGAGTCTGTTATTAATAACTACTTTTTCTCAAGTAAGATTTTTTGGGTAAAGGTTGTGAACATAGAATCCGGTAAGGTTTATTCTGATGAGGCAAAGATAAGTATCTCTGCCTTGTAAGCTTTGCCTTCTATAAAGCCCGCTTCGGTGGGTTTTTTGTTGCCTGGAGGAAAATTATGGCCGACCAACAAGTCCAGGGAATGTTGGTACAGATTGAGGCTACTACCGCTCAACTGCGTCGGGAGTTGGCCAATGCTGATCAGCTGGTTGCTCGGTCATCCCTGGCGATTGACCAGAGCCTGGCTAAGGTCGACTCAGCTTTTGATCGGGCAGGTGCCGCAGCGCAACAAGCCGGTACTCTTGTTCGTGGCGCATTTGCAGCGGTTGCTGGAGCCGGCCTGATCGGCGGAATCATCCAACAAGTAGACGCCTATGGGCAGATGGCTGACAGGATGAAGGCTGCAGCCGGTAGCGCAGGCGAGTATCAGTTGGTCCAGGGTCACTTGCTGCAAACTGCCCAGGAAACCTACCGGCCTCTGGCAGAAGCACAAGAGCTGTATATCCGAACTGCGGACGTTATGCGTAGCCTGGGCTTCAACACTCAGGAGGCTTTGGACATCACCGACAGCTTCAGCTTTCTGTTGGTGACCAACGCCGCAGCTGCTGATAAAGCTGGTTCTGCGCTGGATGCGTATTCGAAGGCCCTGCAGACCGGAAAAGTCGAGGCGGATGGTTGGGTGTCCATTCAGGACGCCATGCCGACCATCGTAACTGCGATTGCCACCGCCACCGGCAAGAGCGCCGAGGAGATTCGAAAGCTCGGTGTCCAAGGCAAGCTCTCGCTCGATGACATCAATATCGGTCTGCTGCACACCGTGGAAGTCAACCGCAAGGCTGCGGCCGAAATGTCCACCAGCGTGCAGGACGCGATGGTGAACATCAGTACCGCCATTCAGGCATTCCTGGGTGGTATGGAAGAGCAAACCGGCATAGTCGCGGGGTTTGCGAATGTACTGATTGCGCTGGCGAACAACATTGACCTTGTGGCTGTGGCCATGGGCGGTGTCGGTGCTGCTGCGCTGACCAACTACGTTGCGAAAACTTGGCTGGGTGTGCAGGCGGCGCGGGCCGACCGTGCCGCGCGCGTTGCTCAGGCTGAGGCGACACTCCAGGCGGCGATAGCGGATCAGCGGAAGGCTCAGACGGCCACCATTCTTGCTGAGCGAGAGGCGATTGCGGCGCGTGGTACCGCAGTTCAGACCCAAATGTCCCTCCAGCTCGCGACAGCGCGGACAAAGGAGGCTGCTGCAACTGCCGCTGTAGCAACAGCCCAGTCTGGATTGAAGGCCGCTTCGGCTGGTCTCCTTGCAGGCCTGGGAGGCCCCATGGGGTTGGCGATTCTCGCCGGCACCGCGGCGGCAAGTTTCCTCCTGCTTCGCGACAATGCGGACCAGGCTGGGGTCAGCCTGGAGGACATGCAAAAGCCCGTATCCCAACTGCGGGAGGAGTTCCAAAAGCTCAACCGGGACCAGCGCGAAGCTGCCCTGGTGAAATGGCAGCAGGAGCAGATTAACGCCACGGACAAGGTCAAGGATGCCTACGGCGATCTTGCCCAGGCCATCCGCTCTGCGACAGTGACAGCGCCTGTTCGCGACTCGGGTGGTCAGTACAACAAGCAGCTGGCCGAATACCAAGGCGTCATAGACCGGCTGAATGAGGCTCGGTCCTCGGGTGCAGACCTTGCCCCTATCCTCAAGGAAGTGGGGTCTCGCCTACAGTTGCCGGCGGCTACGTTGCAGGGGTGGATCACCCAGGCGGGCGCCGTCAGTGATGCTGACCAGCGTTCAGGCCTGATTGCCCAAACCTTGCGCGTTCTCACCGGGGCTACCAAGGAAAACACGGTAGCGACCGAGGCGAACAATGCCGCGAAGACCGGCATGAGCAGTGCCGGTAAGACCTACCTTGAGACCCTCCAGAAACAGCTCGGCGGCCTGCAGGACAACAACGACGCGATCAAGACGGCCAACCGCTATATCGCTGAGAATGCTGACCTCACCGAGACTGATCGGCTGGCGATCCTGTCGGCAGCAAGCGCCATTGAGGCGCAAAAAAAAGCCAACGACAATGCCAATAAGGCCAAGCGTGAGGGGGAATCCAAGTCAGAACAGGCTGCGAAAAAGCAGCTGAAAGACTTCGACACGACCGAAGAAGGCTACACGCGTCAGATCGAGCTGATTAACACCACGGGCGACAAGCAGAAGGATGCCACCGAGGTCGCCAAGCTGTCCTTCGAGTTGCAAGAAGGCAAACTCGGCAACCTGTCAAAGGTCCAGCAGAAACGGCTACTTGAGCTGGCTGCGGAACTGGATGCACTGAACAAAATCAAGAAGGCCAACGAGGACGACTTGAAACTTAGTGCGTTCAGGGCGGCCCAGCAGGCCGGGACCCAAACGGCTGCCAACGGATATGCCCAGGAGCTTGCCGGCATCGGCATGGGCGACAAGGCCCGAGACCGTATGCGCGCTGACCTGGCGCTGCGCCAGAAGTACGTGGAAGACCTCCAGACCCTGAATGAGCAGCGAAACACTGGTCAGCTTGCCCCTGAGCTGTATGCCAGCGAAACACAGGTGCTTCAGGAAGAGCTCGGTAAACGGCTACAGGCGCAACAGGACTTCTACGCGGCGGTAGATGAGCAGCAAACCAGCTGGATGAATGGGGTCCATGAGGCCTGGGCAAACTTCGCTGATGATGCGCAGAACTATTCCGCCCAGGCAGCCGATGCCACCACCAACATCTTGGGAAGTGCTCGAAGCGAACTGAGCACCTTCATGACCGATGTCGCCACTGAGACAGAAAGTGCTGGTGATGCGCTGGGCAACATGATCGGTGGCTTTGCTGAGTCGGTGCTCAATGCGCTGGCTGACATGGCCGCGCAGTGGCTTATTTACCAAGGGGTCCAGCTGCTGGTCGGCAAAACTACTCAGGCGAGCGCCGCAGGAATGATGGCGGCGAATGCCCAGGCGACTGCGTTGCAGGCCGGCTTGGCTGCTTTCGCTTCGACCGCGGCAATCCCAATCGTCGGTCCGGCCCTGGCACCAGGTGCAATGGCCACTGCGCTCACCATCGCCAACCCCCTGGCTTCGGCCGTGGGCATGACCGCGATGTCGGGTGTGGGCTTCATGGATGGCGGCTATACGGGCCACGGGCGCAAGGATGAGGTCGCCGGCCCGGTGCACCGCGGTGAGTACGTGTTTGATGCCGAGGCTACAGCGCGTATCGGGGTAGGCACGCTGGAGGCCATCAGCGACGGCCGTGCTACCTTCGTGGGCGGCCCCGGCAGTTCTTCGGCACCCACTACTGATTCAGTGGCCACGAGCGGGCCGGCGCCGGCTCAGCCTGCTCCGCAGGTCAACCTGTATGAGGATGCCAGTCGCGCAGGGCAAGTTCAGGTGTCAACGGGCCCGGATGGCCGCCAGATACTTGATATCTGCGTGGCTAACATCCGCCAAGGCGGCGTGCTGGCAAAGGCCTATGAACAAACCTATGGGGCAAAAAGGGTGGGCCGATGACCGCAATTGCAACGCTGTACGCCTCTGGCGGCAAGGCGTGGATCATTCCTACCCTTGAGCTTCGCTGCTCAGCCTGGCCGGCGCCGATCTACCTCTGTGCCGGCTTCGATGATGTGGTGGCCACGCTGGAGACAGGAGTCAAGGTGAAGTTCACCGCGGCGGCCTTCGATGCAGCGCTGCCCAAACGCGACGACAGTGGTAGCCAGACGTTGACCTTTGCCATCGACAACGTCACTGGCGTCGCTCAGCAGCTGATCGACCAGGCGCTGGAGGCCCGGCAGAAGATCACTCTGGTGTTCCGGATTTTCCTATCGTCCGACTTGTCCGCGCCTGCGGAGAAGCCGTACCGGATGACGGTGCTCAGCGGGTTCATGGAAGGGGCCAGCATACAGCTGCAGGCTGGTTACACCGACTACATCAATTTGGCTTGGCCAAGGCGCAAGTACACCTTGAGTTTCGCCCCCTGCCTTAGGTACGTGTGATGTTCGACAGCTACTTGGCCGCCACCTACGAGGATGGCGGGCGCGGCCCTGCGCGCTTCGATTGCTGGGGGATGGCCAGGGCGGTTCGTTATGAGGTGTACGGCCTGCGGCTTCTCCCGAGCTGGGGATATGTCCGAAACACCATGCCGATGGAGTTCACCCGGGCAGTCAACCACGAAGCCGCCGGCATGGAGCGCTGTGATCCGGAGGTGGGCGCTATCGCCTGCGTTTGGCGGGGCGATATCTGCATTCACGTCGCGCTGATCGTCGAGGCAGAGGGCCGGTTACACGGCCTGGAGATGAAGCCCAGCGGGGCAACTATCAAGCCGCTTCGGCGATTTCAAGACCAGTACCTGAAAGTGAGTTACCACCGTGATCGAATTTTACCCGAGCAAGCTTGAGGGCTCTCCCCTGGAGCGCCACAGAACCGACAAGGTGATGACGATCGAGGGGTGGCTGCAGCGCAATGTGCCAGGGTATGTGCCGCGCTCGTCGCCGCCCATCAGCATTGAGGTGAACGGGGTTTTCATTTCACCTGACCATTGGGGCAAGGTCGAATTCGCCCCCATGGACACCGTCCGCATTTATCCAGAGCCCAAGGGCACAGGTCTTGAGGTGGCTGTGTGGGCCGTAGTGGCCGCCGTGGTGGCGGTCGGCGTCATCATGCTCACGCAAAAGCCGCTGGCCACCCCGACGAACAAGTCGCAAAAGGGGCAGAGCCTTAACCTGGCGAAGACCACCGGCAACCAGGTAAAGGTGGGGGACATAATCCGAGAGGTCGCCGGCCGCACAAGGATCTTCCCCGACTACCTGGTGCCGCCTCGGCACTACTTCGTCAACGAGACGGAGCAGTGGGTGGAGATGTTGCTGTGCGTTGGCGTTGGTGAGTTTGAGATCAACCCCACCGACGTGAAGATCGGCGACACCCCGATCGCTTCGCTTGGTAGCACCGCCCGCTATCGGATCTACGGACCAGGCGAGTCGCTGGCTGATGAGCCGGCCCGGCTCTGGTGGCACAACTCCACCGAGGTTGGTTCAACCAGCACTGGCGGGGCGGGGCTCACGCTCACGACCACCACCACCGTTGCCCAGCAGTTTACGGGCGAATCGGTGCTGGTTGCCGACCATGTTCTGACCGTTCCGGTGGGGGCTGGCTGGTTTCCTCTCGGTTGGGACAGCGGGATGATCGCCCGCATCGAGGTGCCGTACCCGTACACCTTCACCGCTCCGGTTGTCGGTAGTGCGACTGTGGTCAGCGGTCCGCACCTGCCCATGCTTCTGCCGTTTGTAGGCATGCGCATCGAGATTTCGGGTGCCAACGCGGGCGAATACGTGGTGGCCAGCTATACGCCAGAAGTGCCAGGCACACCGGCAGTTCCCGGTACCGCCTCAATGATCACTGGAAGCGCGGCGCCGACGCGCTTCGACTTTAATGTAACGCCTCTGAGCTTTACGGTTTCTCGCGGGACCAGTGATTTCCCCATTTCCTTGAGCACTGCAACCAGTGACCTGTCCGGCTTGGTGGCTGCGGTGAACGCCGCATTGGCAGGCACGCCGTTGGTGGCCAGCGCATCCAGTGGCCGGTTGAGGATTGCAGAGCAGGCCGCGCCGTTCACTGGCACTGGCCTGACACTTGCCGGCGCCGTCGTCGACATCCTGGGTGCGAGCCCCGTTTTTGCGACAGGGGTGAAATCAGAGGCAGCAACGGATGGACAAGATGCTTCCATGACCTTGGCGTACGACGGCGGTGCCCCAGCCGTGGGTCTGCAAACTGGTGATCTGCTTGCCTCGATCGGGTATCGCGACATGCGCTATCGGATCACGGAAGTTTCGGACGATTCGGCAGAGGATGACGACGAGACCCCAGAGGACGAGAACCACGGCCCCTCAGCGATCACAGTTGTTCGCCTGACCGACAGCGGTGCAGTTGACGATGAATGGAATGGGTTTGACGCAATCCAGAGCAATGGCGTGAGCGCTGTGCTGGACGGGTCAACCACTGAAGGCGACTGGGCGGGATCGTTCGTGGTCTGCCCGGAAGGCGAGACTGTACGCCGGGTGGAGCTGGACTTCTTCTTCCCGAGCGGCCTGATCCGCTATACCGAGAAAAACGGCAATCAGCGGCAGGTAAGCGTGAAGGTCGAGGCGCAGTACCGTGATGTCAGTACCGCAGGAAACTGGACCCCCGTATTCTGGACTTTCACCGCAACCCGCCGAGATCAAATCGCGTTCACCCGCTCGATTACGTTCCCGGCCCACATGCGCGGTGAAATACGGGTCCGTCGAATCGGCGAAGAGTCAACAGCCAACACCAAGCAGGACCGGGTGCAGTGGTACGGCATGCGCGCCCGCATCGACAAGGCGCCGCTGCGCTATCAGGGCGTAACGGTGATCGCTGTTTATGCCCGTGGTGGAACCAAGCTGTCGGCACAGTCCGAGAATCAGGTGTCAGTGATCGGCACGCGCAAGCTGCCGGTGTTGGTGAATGGGTCTTGGTCCGTCCCTACGGTTACGCGAAACATTGTGCCGTGGGTCCGCTACGTTGCGGCGGATGCGGGCGCTACTGATGACGACCTTGATATCGAAGAGTTGGTGCGCTACGGAGCCATTTGGCAGGGCCGTGGGGACTACTTCGACTTTGCGGTAGAGGAAGCTGGAACGGTCAAAGAAGCACTCAACGATGTGCTGATGGCAGGTTTTGCTAAGTTCACGTTGAGGCGTGGCCGGATCACGCCTGTGCGGGATGAAGTGCGCACTCAGATCGGCAAGATGTACACGCCCCAGAACATGACCGGCCCCTTGAAGCGATCATTCACGCTACCCGCGCCGGATGACTTCGACGGTGTGCTAATCAAGTACAAGGATGAGAAGACCTGGGCGGAAGAGACAGTGAAGTGCAAGCTGCCCGGTGACGCATTCCTCAGGGTTGAGGAAATCACACTGGACGGGGTCACTGACCGTGACCGCGCCTGGCGTTACGGCATGCGGCAGCGTCGGGCGCAGGTTTATCAAACCAAGGGCTACAACTGGAGCACCGAAATGTCCGCGCTCAATAGTGAGTACCTCAGCTACGACGCCGTGGCAGACGACATTCCGGGTTATGCCCAGTCGGCGGTAATGCTTGATTGTTCAGTAGGAGAAGGGCCGGTAGTCGTTGAAAGCAGCGAGCCATTCATTTGGGAGCCCGGGAAGACCCATGTGCTTGCAGTTCGCAGGCCTGACGGCTCTGTCAGTGGGCCATGGGCTGCAGCACGCCTGGACGACTACCGGGTAATCATCCCGACGATTGACTTCGAGCCGGATCTCTCCCTAGAGATCGAGCCCCCGCATCTCTTGTTCGGTGTTTCGACCAGGTGGTGCTACCCGGTCATTGTCACGACCATGGATCCCGGTGATTACGCGGCAGATATGGAGGCAGTCAACTACGATGCGCGCATTTACGCGGATGACGACAACTTTGCACCTGAGGACGCTTGAGGATGCTGACCTTTCCTGATGATCTCCCGCTACCAGTGGGGGATGGATACGGCTTCAAGCCTGTAAGCCCGATCGTCAGGACGACGATGTCGAGTGGTCGAGCGATGCAGCGACGGAGGTTCGGCAGCGTTCCAACGTTGCTGCCCGTCAGTTGGTTGCTCTCGACAGCTGAGGCCAAGCTGTTCGAAGGGTGGTGCAGGTGGGGGATCGGGTGGGCTGACTGGTTTCTCTGCCCACTTCGCACACCTCTGGGGCTGAAGCCGCATCGCGCCAGGTTCACCGACATCTACACCGGGCCCGAGTTTGTGGGCGATGACCTGTGGCGCTACACGGCCACGCTTGAGCTGTTCGAACTGCCAATCGTCGACGAGGCCGAGTTCACCTCACTGCTTGCCGGTATGCCGATTACGGTGATGACCGCCCAACTGCGCGCCTTGCTGCAGCGCTGGTATACGAAGTCATGGCCAGGCGCCACGGCTACCTAATTCCTGCCCACTTCGGTGGGCTTTTTTTCGCCTGGAGTAAACATGAGCGGAGCCGAAGACCTCGCGCGCTTGACACAAACGATCGACAAGACCAACGAACTGCTCTTGTCGCCAGTGCCCAAGATGATGGATGTTGGTGGCGGGGTAATGCGGCCGACCAACGCACTGGTGATGACCAACCTGGCGACCTTGCTGGGTGGAGCGATGCCTTATGCATCTGTGGCGCTGGGGCTGGTAGGTACCGAGGACGGCACGAACTTCAGCGTTCTTTCGAGCGCTGACGATGAGTACGTGAACGTGTACCGCAACACAGCAGGCGCTGCGGTGTTCGTTGATACCTATCCGAATGCCAAGAAAGTCAGGCAGGTGCAGGACAGCACCCAGTTCGCTGTCGAGACAGCACCACCCCGCAACATGTCGGAAACGCACCCCTGGGCCCTTACTGACGAGCTGCTTCGGGTAATCCTCGGGGTGAGAACCGACGGCGTCGTCGATGCGATCCTCGACCGGCTGCCAGGTCTGTCGCTGGTCGGTGACTTCGCCTGGGCGCTCTGTGACCAGAACAACACCGTGATCCTAGGTATCAAGTGGAGCGGTGAGGTTGTGTTCTATCAGCCTCCAGCCAGTGCCGCTACGTCGATGGCGTGGGTCGAAGGCGCACCTGGACAGCGTGATGTGTGGGTTCTGTCCAACGGCATTCCCTATCAGCTGACGTCCGATGGGGACAATAGCGAGCCGCTGCTCAGTTCTGGTGTGGTCAACTACTTGCGCCGCTACAACACCGTGACAGCTCAGTCTGCTCAGGTTCCCGCCGCTGGCAGCGTGGCTGGGTACGTGACCAAGCTGCTGCACATCCTGTTCAATGGTCAGTCGCTCATGAGGGGGATTGGATCTGGTGCACCGATTACCAGCCAACCGCCGGCAGCGAACAGACTGCTCACGCTGAATGATGGTGTGCAGTTGGCCGACGAGACCGGGACCTTGAGTGCTGGCATGGTTGCGCCGTTTAAGCCGCTGACTGCTCGCTCGCTCGAGTCACCATCGCTGCAGACCGCCGCCAACATCAACCGAAATCGCGGCTTGCCGGCGAACTGCGGCCTGCTCACCAGCGACCACTCCCGCGGCGCCCAAGGCATCACCTCGCTGAACAAGGGCACCATCCCTTACAACAACAGCATCACCGCAGCGACGGCAGCGAAGGCCGAGGCCGATCGCCTTGGCTATGGGTACGAGATTCCGTTTGTTGGCTGGAACCAGGGGCAACATGACGGCGGTATGGCTGCCGGGGTGTACATCGGCCACTTACTGCAACTGCAGACCGACTATGACGCCGATCTGCGGGCAGTATCCGGGCAGATGAACACCATCCCGATGCTGTTGACCCAGATGAGTAACTGGACTGCGCCGGCGTACAACCGGTCCTTCAGCAACATCCCGCATGAGCAGCTGCAGGCCGCGCTGGAGAACCCCGAGAAGTTTGTGATGGCGGGGCCGCAATACTCGCTGCCGAGTAATACCGACGGTATCCACCTGCCCGCGGCCTCATATGCACGCGATGGGGTGATGGTGGCCCGCGCAGCGCGCGCGATCATCAACAAGCGTATCTGGCTCCCGCTTCACTGCCTGGCGGCCAAGCGCTCCGGCGTAACGGTCGACATGCGTTTCCACGTTCCGACGGGTCCGTTGGTTATCGACACCGTTAACGTGCTGGACCCTGGGTTCTACGGGCTTCGCTGGATCGATAGCACCTCAAGCGCGACCGTGACGAAGGTCGAGAAGACCGGCTTCGATACCTTGCGCCTCACCCTGAGCAACGAGCCAACCGGTACCGGGCAGATGGTTGGTATCGCCGACATCGGGGGCGCAGGAAGCCGCGCTGGCCCGAGCACCGGCGCCCGGACCTGTATCCGAGATAGCGCGACCGATCTCGATGCTACTGGTACCCCAGTTTTCAACTGGGCCTGCCACCAACGAATTCAAGTCACCAACTGATGGAGAGCACCTCATGGCTTTGCGAGGTCAACTGATTGTCCTGCCTGGCGTCCAGGCACCTGCAGCACCTGGCGCGGTGAAACTCAACGTTTCCGCCGCCGACCGCATCGCATCGACGATGCCCTATATCCACCGGGCGATGGCGCCGAAGAGCTTGGTGGCTCTCGCTGAGGGCGGTGTCTCGGGCAATTGCCGGGTTACTGGCGAAAAGCTGTTGCAGAAGGGCTCGGTGCCTTCGGTCCTGCGGCTGAGCACCGTGGGTGGCAAGCCAGCGCTGGGATTCTCTGCCGACAACAGCTTGGGCGCGCTGGCGTTCCAGCCTGGGAGCCTGCCGGCCTCCTACACGGTGGTCATGCTCATCGCCATCACCGAACCCACCGACCGCCTGAATTTCATGATGGCGTATACCGGCGATGCCGCGATCGCGACTGTGCTGCGGTACGACACCACCACCGCCTCTCCGGAGGTCAAGCGCTTGGTTGCCTACGGCAGCACCAACAGCCCGCCACATGCCGAAGCGGCGCGCCCGGCCTGGACCTGGGCCGTCGCGATTGTTGATTATGACGATACGACAAAGAAGGTTTCGATCGCGGTGAACCAGGTAGAAACGTTCGCCGAGAACATCAAGACCACCGGCAGTGCGGCAGGTGCGGAAAGCTACCTCGAAATCGGCTATCACGGCAGCGGTAACAGCCTGCGGACGGCGAAAGTTGGGGATGTCTTCGTATTCAACCGATCGCTCCGCACTAGCACCACCCATCTCGCACAGCTTTCCGACCTGGTTGCGGCCCTAAAGGCCGAGTACAGCATCGCCTGATCTACATGCTGTGAATAAGGCCGCCTTGAGCGGTTTTTTTGTGCCTGAAATTCATACAGCCCGCCAAGTGCGGGCTTTCTTTTCGCCTGGAGAAGCCATGTCAACACCGCGCGGTGTCCGCAATAACAACCCCGGCAACATTGATTTCAACCCCCGCAATGCCTGGCAGGGCCAACTCGGGATGGAGGTGGGCGTGGCCAGTCCGCGCTTCGCCCGCTTTGACCAGGCCGAGAACGGCATCCGGGCGCTGGGCAAGCTTCTACTCAACTACCGAGGTAAAGACGGCATGCCAGGCGTCGGCCGCCCTGGTATCGATACCCCGCTGGAATTCATCAGCCGCTGGGCGCCGTCTAGCGAGAACAACACGCTGGCCTACGCGCAGGCCATCGCCAAGCGGCTCGGGGTCGGGGTGCGCGACTCCATAGACATCTCCAAGCCAGAGGTTCTGCGGGAGGCAGTGGTGGGCATCATCGTCCACGAGAACGGTGGCAACCCCTACAAGGCCGAGGTGATCGACGAAGGTATTCGGCGGGCGCTGGCATGAAGGGCTGGGCCATATTGACGTTCGCTGTACTGCTGGCATCCCACGGGGCGGCCTATCAGCACGGTCGCTCGGTAGAGCGAGCGAACGCCGGAGAGGCATCAGCGCAACGAGACAGCGGTAACCGGCTTGCCGAGGTGATCGGCGAGCGAAGTGCCCGGCAGGAAGAAACACGACGCGCCGCAGCGCAGGAGGAGGCGAGAGCCCATGCCCAGGAAGAACGAACGATTGCTGATGCTGGCGCTGTTGACGCCGATGCTGCTGGCCAGCGGCTGCGCAGCGAAACCTCCCAATTCGCTGCCGCCGTCAGTTGCCCCGGCCAGGATACCGCCGTTATCGCCAGAGGCCAGACAGCCACCCGCGCCGCCATGGTGCTCTCCGACCTGCTCGCACGGGCTGATGAAAGAGCGGGAGAGCTGGCGGCAGCGTTTGACCAGGCCAGAGTTGCCGGCCAGCAGTGCGAGCGTGAGTACGACGCCCTAGTCGCAAAGCGGGCGGCAGTAAGCGCCCGCGAATAAATTCGAAGGCTTCATGCAAAGAGAGCGGCCACCGGGGATGCGTCAACATCCCTGCTGACCGCCGAACCCGCAGACCATACCTGCAAGCCCAGCCAAGGCTCCCGCTCTGTGCACAAAGCACGGCGAGCCTAGCACCTGTTCATCCATACAGTAAAGGTTTGCAAAGTGACTAACCCAATCATTCCGTGGATGGGCGGCAAGCGCCGCCTAGCCGACCGCTTGATCCCGCTTTTCCCTGCTCATGAATGCTATGTCGAGGTCTTCGCCGGCGGCGCCGCTCTCTATTTCATGCGCCCGCAACCCGCCCAAGTGGAGGTCTTGAATGATCTCAACGGCGACCTAGTGAATCTATACCGGGTAGTCCAGAACCATCTGGAGGAGTTTGTCCGGCAGTTCAAATGGGCGCTGTCGTCACGGCAGATCTTCGAGTGGCAAAAGATGGCGAGACCGGAGACGCTGACCGATATCCAGCGCGCGGCCCGTTTCTTCTATCTGCAGCAGCACGCTTTCGGTGGGAAGGTTACTGGGCAGACATTCGGTACCGCCACCACTGGCCCTGCCATCAACCTGCTGCGCATTGAAGAGAACCTTTCTGCAGCCTGGCAAAGGCTGGCCGGCACCTACGTGGAGAACCTTTCATGGCTCGACTGCGCTGAGCGTTATGATCGAGCGCATACGTTCTTCTACATGGATCCGCCTTATTGGCAGACCGCAGGCTATGGGGTCGACTTCCCGTTCGATCAATATGAGCGCATGGCCGAGTTCATGCGCACATGCAAAGGCAAGGTGATGGTGAGCATCAACGATCACCCTGATATTCGCCGTGTTTTCGATGGCTTCCACTTTGAGTGCGTGGATATTCGCTACACAACGACCAACCAGCGTCAGGGCAAGGCTGAGATGGCCGGTGAGTTAATTATCATGAACTGGACGCCAGCGGAGTTGGGGCAACTGTTCTGAAATACAGAGTTTTTTGTCCTTTGCAGATGCTTGGCTCGTTTTACCCTATGCTTGTTATCAGCTGCTAGGAGTGACTTGTGGTCAAGCGTTCTTTCATTGGGATTGTTGAGGCCGGCGAGGCTCTGATTCAGCAGGCGATCGACGCCATGAGGGAGTTCCGGGCGGCTGAGGCCGCTAACGCGCCTGCTGAAGAAGTGGAGCGGCTACGCCTTGTCGCGGACTCCCTCTACCATGCAGTCATCGATTTTCAGCTGATCGAAGCCAAGCATCCGCCTGATACTATCCATTGAAAAGCGACTGCTGAAAGAGGGCTCCGTAATGTCAACAGCTCCTTCGGTACTGTTCCCAGATCATCAGATGTACACCGATGCAGTCGAAGCACTGAAGCGTTATCACCAAGCACAGACCGATGGCGCGTCACCCCTTGAGATTGAGCGACTACGACTGATCGCAGAATCCCAATTTCAGGCAGTCACCGACTACCAGCTTAGAGCTCTAGGTTGCCCTGGCGGCTCTCCTCACTGACCGGTTCAATCAGTTCTGGCCCTTGGTTGCGCACGTTGCCGACCGCTTTACCTACAGGGAACCAGCGAAAATCCTGAGCGGGCCGGCATCCTGCCTCGACGATCTCCGTCGCGCGCTCAGGCGTTGTGGCTGGGTCTAACCATTCCTTGGCCACTTCTGGCGTCAGCACTAGGGGCTTTCTGTCGTGGATGTCTACGAGCCCTTGATCGGCTGCTGCTGTGATGATCACGAACCCATCGTGCTCATCCGGCTCAAGGCTCTGGTGCACCTCAGCAAGTGCAGCGAAGTACAGCGGGGCGCCGTCGGCGCCCGTGATGTAGTAGGGCTGTTTGCGCTTCGGGTCCGCTAGATCAGGGAGCCACTCAAACCAGCCATTTGCAGGCGCCAGGGCTCTGCCGTTCGGCCACAGGCCCTTAAAGAATTTTCCTGTCACCACTGTCTCGGCCCGAGCATTGATCGGATCAGGACGTTTCCCCTTCGCCCAAAATGGCGACCATCCCCACTTGACCCGATCCACGCACAGTCCACGATCTACCTGGCGTATGACCTCGACGCGGGTAGACGGCGCCACGTTGTAGCGACTGATTGGCTCGTGGTCGTAGCCATTTATCACGACCAGGTCCAGCGATAGCTGGCGCAGGTAGTGATCCATTGACTCGTAGATCGAGTACCGTCCGCACATATCTACCTCTCGCCCGTCAGAATTTTCGCCGCCTAGGATTGACCGGGCGACCGATGCCGGATTTACTGTATATGCATACAGTTTGCATTGGACCTTCCATCATGACCATCACATTCTTGGGTACGCCTACCGGCGGTGCCGAACCGTTACCGCTCTATTCGTTCCATGTCCCGGCCGGGTTCCCTTCGCCGGCAGCGGACCATTTGGAAGGCCATATCTCCCTGGATGAGTTATTCGACCTCCGAGCGCCCCATGTGTATCTAGTGAAAGTGGAGGGCGACAGCATGCAGGGGGCTGGAATCTACTCGGGCGATATCGTCATCGTAGACCGCGGCCGCGAAGCCGAGCACGGCGATGTGGTGATTGCCGCTGTGAACAGCGAGCCAGTGTGCAAGCGTCTGCATCGACGCGACGGCGTGGTGATCCTGAAATCGGAGAATCCGGCCTACCCACCGCGGTACATCATGGAGGGCGACGAGCTCGTCATCTGGGGTGTCGTGCGTTACAGCGTTCGCGACCATGCGCAGTGACCAGGTGTTCGCTTTGATCGATTGCAACTCGTTCTACGCGAGTTGCGAGCGCGTATTCCGGCCAGACCTGGCCAAGACCCCGATCGTGGTACTGAGCAACAACGACGGGTGCGTGATTGCCAGGTCGTACGACGCCAAGCCTTACGTGAAGATGGGCGAGCCGTATTTCCAGGCGAAGGACAAGCTGCGCCGGCACGGCATCATGGCCTTCAGCAGCAATTACGCACTGTACGGCGACATGAGTGAGCGCGTCATGACCCTGATCGAGTCGATGGTGCCGGCAACCGAGATCTACAGCATCGACGAATGCTTCGCTGACTTGTCCGGTATTCAGGAAAATCTGACTCAGTTCGGGCGGAAGGTGCGGTCCAGGATCTTCCAATGCACCGGCATCCCCGTGGGGGTTGGTATAGCCGGCACCAAGACGCTCGCCAAACTGGCCAATCACACGGCCAAGCGCCTGCAGGCCCAGACCGGTGGCGTGGTCGATATCACCGATCCGTTCAAGCGTGATTGGGTTTTGCGGAATACCGAGGTGAAAGAGGTATGGGGCGTGGGCCGGCGAATGACCGCCCACCTCGAGACAATGGGCATTCACACGGCGATGGATCTAGCCAGGGCCGATGCCTGGACGCTGCGGCAGAAATTCAGTGTCGTGGTGGAGAAGACCGCTCGAGAACTGGCGGGTACGCCGTGCCTGGAGCTGGACGAGGCCGAACCGCCGAAGCAGGAAATATGCTGCAGTCGGATGTTCGGCAAGCGGCTGACCGAAATGGTGCCGATCAAGCAGGCAGTGGCCACCTACGTTGGTCGCGCAGCGGAGAAGCTCCGTGCCCAGGGTTCAGTTTGCAAGCGCATGCGCGTCAGCATCCGCACCGGAATGTTCAACCCGGACGAAGCACACCACGCCCAAGGGGCATTGGTAGAGCTTCCGTACCCAACCTGCGACACCCTATTGATGACTCGGCTGGCCACTGATGCGGTTGCCCGGATCTTCAGGCCCGGGTTTCGGTACAGCAAGGCTGAGGTGTTGTTGATGGATCTGCGGCAGCCAGGCGAGTTTTCAGAGGATTTGTTCGCGCTCAAGCAGTCGGTGGCATGTGACCGACTGATGCGGGTGATGGATGACATCAACGAACGCTGGGGGAGGGGGACAATGCGGGCCGCTAGCGTTCCGGCAACGCCGGACTGGGGAATGAGGCGGGAGATGATGAGTCAATCCTATACGACGCGGATCGATCAGCTTTGGACCGTCAAGTGCTGAGTCTTCCTGGCGCGTGGCTAGACGAGTTGAATGACCAGACGGCACTCCAAGCAGACCCGGATGGTCGTGCGCTTGTCCTGAGTGAAATGGCACACGCGGCGCATCGCCGACGGGATGTCGGTGATGAGGATCTTGTTGAGATGCTCGAATTCGCTGAGGCTGCCAGATTGTGGGCGTTGACCGAGACAGACTCCGCCTGATATCGGTTGATAACGATCACTCGCGAACGGCTGCTTTCGACCCAAAGCTGCCCTTCGTGGGCGGCAGCTAACGGTCAGAAGCGGACTCCTGCCTAAGCTCTGTAGCAACGCCCCCCAGTTGCCTTCCAAGCACCACTTTGCTGCGCTTCAAATCCTTGCTATAACGCCGATCGCTTTCGCAGATCGCCATCTGCGCGAGCTTTTGGCTGCTTTTAGTAAGGACACTGTAATGATTAAATCTCTTCTGCCAATCATGGCTGCAATGGCCATGGCAGGTTGCATGACCTCCGAGCGTATGCCGGATGGTACTACAAGAATTCGCTTCTCTGATGAGACCGCCAACTCTCTGGCCTCATTGATGCCTAGCGGTGCCATGCCTGGGCGGGCAAATGGAGTATCAGGATCTGGATTGGATCTCAACTACACCATGAATCCACTCGGCAACGGCACGTACCTGTACCTCAATGGTCAATTCGACTACGAATGCGCCGCCGCTATGCTCTACAGCGCGAAGTCTGGCCAGCCTTTGGGTGCAGCGATTAGCAACACCTGCCGCTCGAGCTACTTCATACAACAAGAGAAGCTGCGAATGGCAGGAAAACCCTACGACAAAGGGGCGCCAGCTTACGATCCCTACAACCCGCCCAACGCTTACTGGGCCAAAATTGTTGCTCGAACCACTAGCCAGCTGGAATCGGCCAATCAATTCAATGTGCGCTTTGCGGGGTATCCGCGGTTAGACCGCAACGGCAAGATCACCATCCGTGTACAGTTCATGGGGGGAGCCCTCGGCCAATATGCATCCTTGGTGACCGTACCAGAACGAACAGAGGTGCTGTTGGACGACCCGCAGTTTGAAGCGACGCTGCGCAAGCAATCCCAAGGGTTGGGGGTAATCGCCCAAGTCATTTCATGCGACGCGGTACTCGACTATGAAAAGGCAGTCGACAAAGGGCCCCGTCCCAGCAGCATTTCCACTGGGGAATACTCTCGCTATGAGGTGCGATTTGTGGTGAAGAAAATGGGCTGCCAAGATCAGCGGGGCCATTTTTCTACTGTGACTAGGTAACTCAATTTAGCCTTTCAGTAGAGGTCAACCGCAAAGCCAATTGCCGAAGGTCAAGTGTCGGAAGGCTGCCCTTCACCAAGGGCAGCTATGGGTCGAAAGCGGTCGGTCGAGGGTGAGTATTGTTGCCGCCCGTAGCCTCGGTAGGGCCGTGGGCTGGCTAGCAATCGATCAGGTTAATAAATTTGCTTGTTCAGTTACGAGTTTTCCAAAAGCAGGGAAGGTGACGAGCCAGAACGAGGCGTCGGCAGAACGCCAGGGTGCGGCGCTTAGGCTATCTAAAACCGCTCGAAAGCTTCTCGGTTTTACTGGGCGAAAGTCGCCGAAACTCGCCAATGCGTATTAGACAGTTTCGTCTCATAGGCCGCTGCTGGCGTGGCCTGAGGTCGAGTTTCCACACTACTGCTGCATTACTGGCAGTTGCGCACGTCGAAGAGGTAAGAGCCGATAACCTCCGCGCTGCGCGCAAATCCCTCAATCGCTTTGATCCGATGCAGCTCGTGCCCAGGCTGGCGCTCTGCGATCACTTTGCGGATGGCGTCATAAAACTGCTCGTAAGCGATCGAATAGCCAAGCTCTTTGAAGGTCACGTGGAGGGCCTGGTGAAAGCGTTCTTCATCGTTAGGGTGGGTGTGCCAGGTGTCAATGCGTAGCCACGGTAGGAGAAACAGGTGGAGTGCCTTCATGTCCATGTGAGCGTCCTGCAGGTTCGGAAAACGCGATTCTAGCGACGTACAAATCGATTCCAAAACTGAAACGGCGACCCTTGCAGTATGCGGCCTGTAGCCGTGCCGTTTCGTCTTTGTTTTGGAATCGATTTCGGAGCTGGCACTGCATGGATCGGGCGCTTGTACTACGGTCTTGAAAACCGCTGAGCAGAACCTACACCTGGACCGCATCTGTGAGGCGGCTTGATTGGCCTCTACGAACGACTGCTTTCGACCCATAGCGGACATTGGAGAAACTTAGGTGTGCGAGTATTAAGTAAGCGTCCGGAAACTCACTTTCCGAACGGTGAGTAGCAGTGGGAGGTTGCTAGCTGGCCCAGTTTTTGTTGCTGG